ACCGCTGAGGGGACGGCCACCAATCTTGAAGATGTCACGCTTCGCAAACTCCGTGTACGCAGTGAAGAAGTCACGACGCAGACCGGGGTAGCGTTCCTTGATGAGACGCTCGATACGGGCATCCTCAACAACATTGAGGAACGACTGTGCAGCGGCTTCCGCCTCACGGTCGCCAGCGAAACCCGCATCCGCAGCGATGCGCTTTGCAGACTCAACCCAACCGCCGTTTCCGTTCGGCGTGAAGAGGGCATGGCCGACTTCGTGACCAACAAGCATATCGTACATTTCCTGCGTGATGTCCTTCCACACAGGAAGGCCAAGGGTACGAGACTTGAGGTCGAAGTACGCCGAAGGAGCCTTCGGGTCTTCGATGACCGTAATGTTCTCGGTGGCGAGAAGACGAGCGGTAGCCTCACGGACGGTATTAACGGTATTCTTCGTGTTTCGCATGGTTTTGGTCTTTTTGAGAAAAAGTCAGAATTCGGCAGTTTTTAGGAATTATGCCCTCTGGGCGTAGAATTCCCGTCCCACAAGTATACCCGAACGGGCGCAGGATGCAAGCCCAACCCCTAAAACAGCGTAAATCTCTGTCTTATAAGGACTTACAGCAAACGGCGGGGGCGGGCGATATTATCGGACCCCCCAATGCCCCTCCTGTTAGGGTTCTGTCAGGTAATCACGGATATCCGTATCCGAGATTCTGTGGAATTCCTCCCCTATCTCTTCCCTCGTCCTACTGGTATCGACTGGACGGAATGCAGACTTTAGCCGAAATTCCAATATTTCGAAAATCGCTGGACCAGGTTCACCGGGCTCACCGGGCGTACCTGGTCACCCCAGGACGCCTGAAATGGTAAAAATGAAGAATTTTGGCTGATTTTACCAGAATCTGGTGGTTTTTATCCAAAACCACCCGCATTTGCCCCTTTCGATCCCATTCGGAATAGTTCAGCCTGCAAAACACTGCACAAAACCTATGAATACCCTGCCCCCCACAATTTACCCCCCACTCTGGAGAATTTACCCCCTCCCCATTCCCCACTATATACCCGTAGAGGAGCAAAAGCCTATGCCTAATTATGAATACGAGTGCCGCCATTGCGCCCACCAGTGGGACGATATCCAAACCATAGCAAACCGAGAGAAGCCCTGCGGTGAACCCTGCCCCCAATGCGGCAAGCCCGGAGTCGTCCGTGGGTGGTCACACTCCCCCACTATGGGTGTGGATGGCAGCGTTAAACCCTCGGGTGCTTTTAAAGAGAGAATGGAAGCCATGCGCTCCAAACTCGGAAAGTACAACCCCCGAGTCCGTGAGAACATTGACCGCTCGCTTTCGCAAAGGGGAACCCGAAGTGGACCGCAGTAAATACAACGAATGGCTACAGAGTGAAGAGGCTCGGAAGGCGCATCTTAATGGTGCAGTGCAGCCCCATCTTCCTATTAATATGAATCCCCCGCCTCCCGCTGTCTGGGGTGGCTGGGGGCAGCAGCGTCCCCGTGTCCGTATGCCTCCCGCACTCACCCGCATGGGATTCCCATTCGTCCCACCCAAACCACCACCGATGACCGAATCCGAGAAAAGAGCCGTTGAATTCCGCAAATCACTTGCAGGAATCGAATACAACAGCGGTACTGGTGGATTCAATCCCCCTTCCCCCCGTTAGTGCACGCTCAACCCCCTTTTTTAAGCCTTTTTTAACCCCCTAATGGAACCCTAACCGTTTCTGGAGGAGAAAATGGGTATTCATACATATAGAAAAAGGCTGCAATACGCACAGGAGATCGGGATGAAAGACTACACCGAATTTAGAAGAACTGTAGACAAGACCCTGGAAGAGGGCATAGTCCGTGACACAGCCATACGGGTTGGACGCAAGTTAGGAATCGAAAAGGCAAAGAGGGCACAGACCTCTGGTGAGGAGTCAGCAGACCGCCAGGGGAAGGAAAGGCAGAGAAGCGGCTCGGTTGACGAGGTAGAGACAGGTGGGGGAACCCGATACCGTGCACGGTGGGAGGACGAGTTCCGCTATTTCGATACCTGGAGCGATGCAAGCGATTGGGTAGAGGGAAAGAAGCGACCAGGGCGTGAAGCCCAGAGCCGCCGTGATGCCGAGGAGCGGGATCGGGCGCAGCAGAGTCGGGAAAGAGACGAGCGTGAGCGGGAGCGGTCACGGCGCAGAACCCCTCTGACCCGGTACAATCCACACTCTGGTCACGACGAACCTGTAGACAACTAATATGAAACGCTACCGCCAATTCATAGAGATACTAGAGTCAAAGAGTGGAGGAGAGATAGATTTCTCCCGTGGGTTGTGCCATCTCTTGGGCGGGTCAAATCCTCCTCTGTTTCAGGGTTCTCCTATTGACCATTTTAGAGGCAAAGGCTGGCAATGGATAGAGAGGGCAGCAAAAGAGGCAAAGAACGAAGAGATTGCAGGGCTTGCAGACACCATGAACAAGTGGATGATGGGATTCAAGGCTCAACGGGACTACACCCCTGAAGATCTTGTTCTTCGTATAAAGAGAATGATACAGGGGTGTGGAAAGACTGGATCGTGGCTACGATACAGCGGGAATGTGTACCGTGGCGAAGGGTTTGGAGTGAAGAGATTTGCCAATGCATTCAAATTTGAAAGAATCACAACCCTGTACAGGGGCAAAAGACCACTACAGTGTGCAGAGGGAACCCTACGCTACGAGGCCCGGTCGGTTGCACAGTCATGGACGACAGAACAGAGAGTGGCACTAGGATTTGCAACAGGCGACTTTACAGGGGTCACAGACAGTTGGTGGTCTGACCAGATGCAACAGCAACGCATACACTTTGTTCTAGAGTACAAGATATCCCCGGACGAAAGCCTTAATCTTGTCCACTTTGGAAACCCCGCAGAGTCTGAAATTGTAAGATTAGAGAAGACCCCAATACAGTGCCGCTGCTATGTTCCACTAGCAGAAAAAACAACCGATGGTAGGGAAACACTAATGTCACCAGGTGCCTGGCGGCTGCTTACACCAGAGCAAAAACTACAGGTTTTTGACGGCAGAGAGGCGGTACTGCGTAAATTCGAAGATTTCAACAGCCAATATTTAGAGGAGAAGCAGAGATGAAGCGATTCAAGGATATTCAAAGATTAGACGAAGCCGCCAGAGGAATGGGCAAGGTTGACCCTGAAGGGTACTATGCCGTGTACAAGTCTGGTGGCAAGATGAAGGTAGCGGGACCCTATTCAAGCGAGGCTGTTGCAACAGACTACCACTATGAGGATCTTGTGGATGTGCTTGACGGTGCAGAACTGGTGCGGAGCCGTTACAAGGGGATACAGGTGGTGAAGGAATCCCTTGGGTTGGAAGAAGGTGTCGGGGAGTATTCTCTAAAGAAAACCAAGGTGGAAAAGAAAAAAACAGAGGACGGCACACAGTCCACAACCCACTATGACATCCTGAAGGGTGGCAAAAAGGTGGGTTTTATGGAATACGAAGACTACTTTGGGGGCATCACCGGAGAACTGCACGGTAAACCACTGCCACAGACCTATCCAGGCAGCAAAGATCCACAGGCATGGCTACACGGATTCCTCAAGAGCGGTCGGGGCAAGAAGTTTGTAGGAGAATCGGTCGAACTGGACGAGGCTGGGGGAAACGAGAAGAAACCAGGCAAGCCCGAGACAATGGCACAGAAGCACTTTCGCATGATGCCAGAGAGTTTCAGGAACCGCAAGGAGTGGCTTGTCTATGCACAAGAGGTCTTGAAAGACTGGAAGAGCGGCGACATGGCAATGAGCCGCCTAGAGATGGTCATGTCCGTGCTCTCGGGTCTACAGAACGGGTCAAACCAGTACTACGGCAGGAACGACGGCACTTTTGAGCAATTCGATCCTGCCCGTGTTGATGCCATTGCCAGGGCTTTCAAGAAGAGCATCGGCAAGATGGAGCGTGTGGGTCGCCTGGGCAAAGGCAGCGGCTTCAACCCCTCTATGGGCAAGATCACCCCGAACGAGATTACCGCCTACCTACAGGCAGTCGTAGACTTCTGCCGTGGTGAATGGGCAGCAATAGACAAGCAATACGGAGTAAAATGAAATGAATAAATGGCAAAAATCAGTTATTGCAGGACTAAACCAGGGCATGGGTGTTGTTATGGGCTGGAAGACCCGTTCTGGGAAGAACTGGTACTTTCTCCATGAGCCTAGCCCCGGGGTGTTCCTGCTCTACAAGGGCGACACCAGTGGGCGTGGAGTTCCAGACGATTCACAGGTTCCTGTAGGACACTACAAGTCGGCAAAAGACGCACTCGCAGGAATAGGACGACGAGAAGAGACACTAAATAAACTAGGAATAAAGGAAGGTGGAGAGATGGAGACAAACAACGAATTTAAGCGCATAGCAAAGAGCGAAACAGCACAGATGGTGCAGACCATTCTTGGAGGCGGGGTTCCACCCGCTCCCCTGAATCCTGTACAGACCGACCGCACCGAAGCCGACCTTTTGGAATCACTGGCAAGGACATACCGTGCCGTTCAGGAAGGAAACTCCCTGAAAGAATCAGAAGCCCCTCTCCACGAAACAGATTCCCGTATGTACGGTGACGATGCCGTGGTCGAGCCTATGAAGGGTGGAAAGGGCAAACCAAAGCCAAAGCCATGCAAAGGCAAGGATTGCAACAAGAAGCCAAGACCCTTTATGGGATACGAGGAGACTATGCACGAAAGCGCATCCGAAAAGCGTGAGGCAATCCAATGCATGAACAGTTGGAAGAAAAGCATCAAAATGGTTGAAGACCACATCAAGTTCCTACAGGACAAGCGTCTCGGAATGATGAAAGACAGAATGAACACTGCCCAGAAGAAGATGGAAGAAGGCGACTACGGCTGGGTCTGTAGAAACCTCTACATGGATGGGAGTCCACTCGAATGAAAAAACCTTTCGGGTATTCATATTACCTTGATATGTACGGGTGCAAGCCCGGCACAGCCGATGACATGGAGTTGACCTATCGCTTTCTTGAGCGTCTGGTGGACCGAATCGGCATGACACGCATGAGTCAGCCTGTGGTTATCCATGCACCAACACAAAACGGTGTTGAAGTGTATCCCGAGAAGGCAGGAGTGAGCGGATGGGTTCCCCTCATAGAGAGTGGCATACAGATCCATTCGATTGAACCCACCCATTTCATTACCCTCGACCTGTACTCCTGCAAGAAGTTTGATCCAGCAGTTGTCATAGAGTATGCACGGGAGTGCTTTGGATTCACCAGTCACGAAGACCACTTCTTTGTGCGGGGCGTAGCCTACGGAGGATAACCCATGCGGTCATGGAGAGCCATAGTTCTTGATGTTCTTCGTGGAGTGGATACCGACACGGGAGAATCCGTGCGGGATGCCATTGCCCGTTGCGGTTGCGAACCGCCAGGGGAGCGGAGCGGCTCTCTTCGTGAAGCCATTGGAGAACTCCAAGAGGCATCCAAAAAGATTGGAGATCTTCCTCCTTGGTTCTCTGACATGACCAAGGAGGAAGAGCGTAAGTGGTTTAGAGGTGTAATGAAGCCAGGACTAGACCTTGTAAGACTGTTCTTTGATGAAGGAATTGGATTGGAACCAGCAGTCTATCCGCTTATTGGCAACTTTAAGGATAATGTGCGCCAGTTGGGATTTGACGACAGGTCTGGATCTCTTCTGGACTTTCCTGCAAGCAGAGTCAATCAGATAAAAGAGACAGGTCTAGCCAAGTGGCAAAAAGAGAATACAAAGATGAGAAAGTCCATAGAGACTTCGATTGAGAAACTTGAAGGCCAAAAGGGTAAAATCAAAGAGAAAAGAGAGAAGGAAAAAGAATTCAACAAAAACCCATGCACAAAGGTGTTTCAGCGTCTAGTATTTGGAATAGAGCAGGGAAAATACAGAAGCCGTGAACAGAACACCAAAAGAGAAGACGAAATAGAGATGAGTGTTAGCGACTGGGTAGGTGGAGATGCAATGTACAGTGATGGACACGCCGACAACAAGATGGTTGCAGATTTTCAGTTTATCAAGAAATGTGTCAAAGACTATCCAAACGAATTCGAACCAACTGTTAGTGTGGTATGGCGTGGAATAGGAGTTGACGGTAGTGTTGCAAAAAGAATCCTACCCTTGGATAGATTGCTAAAATCCAAAGACCTATTGGAAATCGGTAGTGGAAAGAAGGCAAAAACATATGTTGGTGTTCCTGTAGAGTACAAGGCGAACAGAGCCATACAGAGTTGGGCAGCAGAACCAGCAGTAGCAGCCAATTTCGCAACACAAGAAGGTTTGTTTGGTGGATCGGTATCGGTACTCCCATCACCAGAGGTTAAGTTCATTCTCAAACAGGCAAATGGTTTCAAAGCCGCATCAAAAGCCGATAAAAAGAGTATCGTCCGCTCCATAGTTAGAACAATGGATTATGCATACAAAGAAATAATGGAGGGCATGAATGTACCCATTGTTTACACCATGCCTACAGATGATGGCTGTATCTTTTCTGAATGGTTTGCAAACAAATTAGGAACAAAAAACTCTGTTGGAAGAGAAACAGAAGTTACACGGGTTGTAAAGATCGGTACAAAAACTCCTGCAAAGGCATATGTAAACCAAACATGGGTTGAACTTGTAAAGAAGTACAACGAGGTATTTGATGAACTACAAGACATCTTGGGTTCGGATATGCCTGAAAAAATGGAAAGAATTGAATGAAGAGTTTTAAAGGCTACATCAAGGGAAAATGGTCTACCCTTTCGAACAACGAGGTAAAGGGAAACACCGATGTTGCCAAGCAGATTGGAGAGATTCTACAGTCTGTATACTCACAGTTTCCTACGGGACATAGGCAGTTTACCTCTTCTGATCCTGTGGGAACCGATGATGTTGATGTCATAGATACCGATGATGATTCTGCCATTGATGCTGTCATACTCACACAGCAAAGGGGTAAAGGTAGAATTATACACGGCATGGGAACAGACGGTTCGCAGGAAGCGAAGCGTCAGATGATGAAGCGGGTAAAGGATATACTCTCTGTTCGTGGGAACTATACCGAAATATCAGGAAGACCCGCACAGATACTCATGGGCATGGGAGTAAAGCCTATCAACGATCCAAAGCGTGTAGAGAAGATCGTCAAGAGTGACCCAAAAGTAGAGTTTGAATGGCACGGCAAGATGGATGGATGGGAAGGCGATGGCTGGTATACCCGAACCTTCTCTGGTGGAAAACGGATGACAAAGATGATGGTAGGAAACCCACTATGATAGACTTTAGACACTTCATCACCGAAGCCAAAGAGGGCTACCGCTATACAGGAGCAAATCCAACAGTAGATCTTGTGGTATTCCGTCCTGGAAAAGATGGAGGACTTGAGGTACTGCTCATCAAGCGTAAACCTGGCAAGACCGAAGGCGGAAAGTGGGCAATACCAGGTGGATTCGTAAACACCACCGCAAAGGCAGGAGGAGAGTGGAAGGCAGGACAGACAGAATCCATTGCCGATGCTGCACTCCGTGAACTAGAGGAAGAGACAGGGTTGAAGATTCCAGCAGAGATGCGCTCGAAATTGCGTTCGGTTGGAATATACAAGGGAGGCGGTCGAGATCCCCGTGATACGAAAACAGCATGGTCAATCTCGTATGCATACACCATCACTCTTCCCGCAGAGATGGGTCAGCGTGTGCGTGGACAGGATGATGCTGTTGATGCAAAGTGGATTTCTGTGAAGCGTCTTCCAACTCTTGCATTCGATCACAAGGATATTATTACCGATGCTCTTGGATGGAGCCGTGAGAGCGAAGCCCGCAAGAAATCCACTAAAGATGCAGTAGATAAGATAAAGCGGGAAACAGAACAGATATCAAGAGATGTTTTCAGATTCCACCGTGATATCGTGAGCGATACCGTTGATACCGCTGGTGCTTATGTGGACTATGGGCATCCCACTTCCCCATATGATCGGGATCAGGAAGAGGACATGGAGCGCATCCGCCAACAGGTATGGGGTGTGTCAAAGGGAAGCAAGATTCCAGAACTTTGGGTTGCCTCTCCTGATATTAAGCCTTCAAGGGGAATGCTTCGTGTGACCATAAGAAGTCCGAAAGATCCTATTCGTGACACGCACGAAGATGTGTTTCCTGAAATGCTAAAGGTTGAAAGATCAACAACACCACTTGTACAGGGAAGAATCGACCACCAACGCAAGGTCATCAGTGCAACGACCGAAGGTGGAGCAAAATTCTCAAGCAGTGCATTGGATCGCATCTTTGCAGAACTAAAAAAGAAGTATCCTGGCTATCGCATCTACGATGTCATAGGCGAGAGCATCGTTTCATTCAAGACTTTCATTGCAGAGGCAGGGCGTGGTGTTGTGCGAAATAAAGACCAGTGGAAATCTCTGGCAACCGCAGAGGTTCGTAAGAACACTGATGTTCAGCGAGACATCTTTGATATCATCAATGCCGCCTATGCTCCTATCGGTGGTCATCCTGATTTTCCCAATGCCGACTCTGTTCCTGCGGACAACAATATCACCGATGTCATAGACACAGACGAACCCGATGATGTGGATGCGGCTATACTCTCAAAGACCACACTTTTCGGCAAGAAGATGACCACAATTGGTTCTGATGGTGGAGCCGAAGCCAAGCGTCAGGTGCTGAAGAAAGCCGTAGACATTCTCAAGACACAGGGGAGTTATGTCGAAGCAAGCGGAAAAATACTCGACATACTTATATCCCGTGGTGCGCCAGTCGTAGACGATGAGTCTATTGTTCGTAGAGTACTTCGTGGAAAAGAAATAGAGTGGAAAGGCAACGGACAATATGTTCGGGCAATAGGTGGAAAGAAACACCTAAAGCAAATGCTTGGAAATCCAAATGGATGAAACAAAATGGAAGAGAAAACAAAACAAACACCAAAATCTTTAGCGTATGAAAAAGATGTTAGATCCGTATGTGAAAAGGTGTCAGAAAACTTTCCAAAACTTTCTGTTCTAGAGGATGTGGGTGGAGGTTTTTCTAGTGCAGGATCAGGAGATCTCACTCTAAAAATAAATGGGCAGAAATATTATATTGAAATAAAAATGAACAAAAAGGCACAGATGGGAGGAACCTCTGTGAGATATCGTTCTTCCCTTCCCAAGGAAGAAAGATTTTCTTTCCTAAAGTCAGAGGGAATAGAATCAGAAATGATAGACATATATCGTGCAGTCTTGAATTCAAAATCAGACGCAATAGAAAAACTAATTGGAGAACTAAAAGCATCTTATCCATTTGAGGTCCATCAGAACATAGAAGGGTTTCCAATGGTAGTGGGAAAAGAGGCATGGAGCATTGCTACTTCTAGAGGTCTAATAAAACCAATAAATGCTTTTATTGAAGAAAACGCTAGTTTTATAAGAAACCACTATCTTTCAAAAGGTGTAGACTATATTCAGATAGGAGGATGTGGATTGTTTCATACTGGTAAAAATCCACTACATCTTCCTGTTCCTCTTTTGAATGGAAATATTCGTGTTGAAATCAGAGCAGGTGCTTCTGGATCAAAGCCTTCAAGATATGGTTTGGTTCGTGGTGTTGGATTAAGAGTACAAGGAAGAATACAGTTCAGCATGGTGCAAATGGAACACACTCTTGATGACTACGAATCAGCGGTGAAAACACTCTCTCATCTTATAAAATGATCTCTAAATCCAAATAATCCTAGATATTATAGGATTTAGAAAACACATACAGGGAGGTATGGTATGCAATCTCCTCCTTTTATAGAATAGCCCAAGCCTACATACTCCTGAATAAACATCAATTCAGGAGCAACAGATGAAACTTTTCAAAGAATATATCACAGAAACTGTAGGAATGGGTGGAGTGAATTATGAGAAAAAGGTAGAGGCTGTCATGGACAGACTCGCCAAAGAGTATCCTAATTTCAAGAGAATAGAGAGTGCTGGTGGAGCATTTTCATCTGCTGGATCCGGAGATGCTTCTTTTACCATCAATGGTCGAACCATTAACATGGAGATCAAGATGGACGGAAACGCACAGATGGGCGGTACATCTATTAACTATGAACGAGATGCAGACGGGTTCGTTGGGTCATTCCCTGATCGTCTTGTAGACCGTTTTGATTTTACCAAAATCAAAGAAGAAGATGTGAAGATGTTCTCTAATGCTCTTATCCCTGTTGTAAAGTATCTTGACAAACTCCTAGACCACTTCTCTTCTCTTGGCGATCCTTTTTACGATACTGAAGAAGGATTGGGCTTCCCACTAAAGGTAAAGAACAAGGATTGGGAAGCCGCCAAGAAAGCGGGACTTATTATCCCAACAAACAAGAAGATACGATACAATGCACAATGGATTCGTCAACACTATCAGAAGAAGAATGTGGATTACATTCAAATTGGAGGAATGGGACTCTTCCATACAGGCAATGATGTGTTGGGTCTTGGGGTTCCCATGCTTGAGGGAGATATCGACATAGAGATGCGTCCAGGACCAGCAGGATCTGGCGGTAAGCCCTATCGTTCTGTTGGATATCGTGTACAGGGAAGACTAAAACTTGCAGGAGCAAAGTCTTCTATTTCTCTTGATAATTATGAGTCTGCTGTTAATGGTCTATCCAAAGCACTAAATGGACAAAACTCTATGGAAGAGAGTACGGCTTTGGTCAAGGGTGTAAAGAAACTTGTTGGAAGTGGAGCATCTGCTGTTTCTAGAATAATAGCAAAGACAAAGAAAAAGTTGAAGAAAAAACTGAAAGATGCAGGACAGCAGATGGGTGACATTGAAGACTGGATCGCAGATCAGGGAAAATATGCGAACCTAATGCACGAAAATAAGGAAAAAGATGAAATCTCTTAAACGATGGTTGAAAGAAGACTATGGAAATGTGCTGTTCGCTCCAGAGCGAACAGATGTTGTACAACCACCAGAGAAAAACACAAAGGATGAAGAAGATGCTTGGGAGGCTTTCCAAAAGCACTACTTTGGAGGGCGAGATGCTGCTTTGGTTAAAGAACTACCAAAATTAATTGCAGCACAAAAAGCAGGAAAACACGCTGATATTCTTCGTGTACCAAAATCATACAAGTACGCATATCGCCTGATGTCTGATTTACCTGTGGACATAATGAAGAGCAACTTTAACATATCTGTTAGCGGAAATAGGGGAATAGTCCGTGGAGGCACATATACTAATATAAGGAATGTAGTTTCTTCGTGGACTGTAGACCTCGCTGCTCTTCCCAAACTTGTGGAAGATTTTGGTGGTAAGATGTATCGCAGAAACAAAGAGTCTTATCATATTCTTGCTATTGCTGACCTTGAACGCTCTCGGAACTCATTCTTTATCAATCCAGACAAATATACAAACATACCAAGACTCGCAGGGCAATTTTCATATCAAAGAGAGATAATCTCCTATAAGCCAGTTAAAATGCTAAAGACTATATTTTGCAATAAAGATGAATTTGGCGGCGATGATAGAATCATCACGCAATGGTTAATGGATCAAGTAGCAGTATGAAAACCTATAGAAGATTCATCACCGAACTGTTTGATCGAAAGATTCCAGTCAATGTCTTCAGTACAGGAGACAGAGAATGGAATTACAATTTTGTTCTCATGTACAGAGACGGAAAGAGTGAACTTGCTCCAAGAGGCAAAGATTTGGAAAAATTTGTCCATGAGTGGTTTCTCAAAAACAAAGGGGTAGACATTAGCACTCTTCCAAGGGATGAAGTTGAATCAAATTACCTTCCTCTTTTCAACAAGGCGTTTCGTGGAGTTGCCTATATCATAACTTTTCACGACATAAAATTCGACAAGGAGTATTCTAGTCTAGAACTGATGTCTGACGGAGATATCAGAAAGGGAGTATGGGAACTAGACTTTACTATGCGTGAGGCAACCATTGAACTACAGACAATAGGCAGACCTTCTGTGAGTGGACGGTACTATTGGGCTTGGGACGCAGGAACCGATGAAGATGTGAATCAGTTTAGTGGAGCCGATGCTGCAATGATTCTTGGAGCCGTGGCAGATGCCGCAAAGGATTTTGTAAAGAAGAAGAAACCCCGTGGCATTATACTAGGAACAAAAGAAACAGCCAATCCTGCCCGTGGGCGTATCTACAAGATGCTTGCCCGTTCAGCAGCACGGGAAATGGGAGGAGAGGTTACAGAGGTAGGCAACGCCCGTGACCGTATGGCAAACGGAGTAATTGTATGGTTTGATCGGGAAAATCCCTTTCGAGTAGTAGGATTTCCAGATAGTCCATACTAGCAAAAAGCCTAAATAAACATACACGGAGGGCTTCCTATGCAAGATGAGAACAAGCGGTTGCAAGAGCAAATTATCAAAATACTGACTGAAAATCCAAGCACCACAGGTGATGCACCTGGAGATGAAGTAGATATGGCAAAGGGAGAACTAAAGAACATCTCTGACCATGCCAGTATTATATCGGATATGCTCTCTGCGGATATGGAACTTGAGGCATGGGTACAGTCCAAGATCACCAAGGCAGCAGACTACCTTTCCTCTGTGCATAACTACTTGAAAGGAAGACAGTGAAACCACAAATTCTTGAACTCATAGAGGAAATAGAGTTTCTAGTAGGCAGACTATTAAGAACGCCTATCGTAGAAAAGATTGTTGGCGATGCCTCTGGTAGAGTCACAGGTGTTCAATTGGACAAGAATTGCCCTAGTGCTGCCCGTGAAAGATTCTCAATGGCACATGAGATCGCTGCATCGAATGAAAAAGAGATTCGTTCAGAAATGGAGACTCTTCGTTCTGACATAGAATTGACAAAGCAAGCAGGGGGAGACACAACAGAACTGGAAGCACGCTTTAATATGCAAAAGGAGCGTCGCAAAATTGCTGTCGAAAACATGAGCAAACTTGAGTCCATAGAGTCCGACTATGCTGCAAAGTTCAAGCCATCGGAAAACAAATACGATCAGCGTGCCCATGCAATGTTCTTGGAACAATCAAGACAAAGACTTCAAGCAAGAAAAGCAGAAGCAGAATCATCGTCCATGCCAGACTACGACAGAATCGAAGCACTTGATCGTCGCCTTGCGAGAGTTGATACCGCTCAAAAAGAGAGCAGAACATGGCTTGAAGCAAACGACAAAGGTTGGGTAGGAATGCGTGACCGGGCAAAAGCCGCAGCAGAACAGGAATCTAGCGGTGCTAAAAAAGGTAAAGGCAAGCCTGTCGCTCCTACAACCGACAAATCCACCTCTGGTACAACTGGTGTTACAGGGGCGGCTACATCGCCTTCAGGTGGTACCGGAGCCGCTGCACCAACCACAGGTGTAACAGGGGCGACTAAAACCAAAAAAGCAACAGATGCAACAGGAGCGGCTGCACCTACTCCAACAGACAAAGAGAAAAAGGGAATGGCAACGGTTGCAATGCAAGCAAAACCAGGCGATGTTTGGCAAACAAAAACAGGATTTGGTGCAAAGAACCAATCTGGATCTGTGGGTAATGTCAAAGGCGTAAGATATTTTAAGAGCGAACAAGACGCAAAGGTATTCTCTGGCGTAGGAACACAAGAACAACCAAGAAGAAGAAATCCTGACAGAAAACCTGTAGAGAAGAAACCACAGCAGAAACCCACAAAGAAAACTCCTAAAAATCCTGCGGTCGTGGAAACTGTCAAGACCATTGTTGACAAGGTTCTGAATGAAAAGTGGTCACAGAAGTACAAGGATTCCATTGATTGCGAAAATCCAAAAGGCTTCTCGCAGCGTGCTCATTGCAGAGGAAAAGAGATTGAAGAAACTTATCGTGACTCTGGTCTAGGTAAATGGTTCCGACAGAGTGCCGATGGTACACCAGGTTGGGATCGTTACAACAGCAAGGGTGAAAGAATAGGAAAATGCGGAGATGCGGATGAAGGGGAAGCATATGCCGCTTGCCTATCTCCCGAAAAAGCACAAAAATTAGGCAAAGAAGGCATAGCATCGTTTGTTCGTCGCAAGCGTTCTGCACAAAGGGAGGCAGGAATGGGCAAAAAAGGAGAAGGAAAACCAGGTGGTGGAGCAGAGCCAGTTCGTGTATCCACAGGTGTTAACAAGGTTCAAGAGGGCAAAGAGGTTTCCGTTGATGAAATGAAACAAGCAATCAAAGACCTTATAGACCTCATCAAGAAACACGAAAAGTTAGCCTACGAAGCAAAGAAAGCAGGAGACAAAAAAGAACATAACAAGCAACGAGGAATTGTTGCGGAGTTCTCTGCTGATATCAAAACTGTACAAGACATGATAAAGCGTGCTCTTCGTGACAATAAAACAGGATTGACAATAACTGAAGAGGACGGTGAGGGCAAGCCACTAAACAAGCCTTTCCGTACACCAGGAGAAAAGAAGAAGTTTGCTGTATATACAAAGAACGACAATGGAAATATTGTTAAAGTTCGGTTTGGTGATCCTAACATGAGCATCAAGCGTGATGATCCCGACCGTCTAAAGGCTTTCCGTTCTCGTCACTCTTGTGATGATGATGTTGGTCCAAAGTGGAAGGCACGATACTGGTCTTGCCAGATGTGGCGTTCGGACAAGAGTGTTAACGATATCCTCGGAGAGGCATCAGAAAACGAGCCAACAAATCCAGAGTTATGGGGCAAAGTGCAAGACCTTGTGGCGGGACGCATATCCTCTATGGAACACGATGGAGAAACCATCACAGGTCCAAACGATGGCAAGGGCTTTGATGTCCACCCATCAGCATATTCCAACGCATGGGCTTCCAAACTGTACAAACGGCTAGGTGGAGGGTGGAGAAAGAAGAGTAGTACGAATGAACAAGTCTCAAAACTCGCTTCATCTATAGTGGAAAAACGGTTGAAAAGATGAAATCATACAAGAGTTTCATTTTCGAACAGGCAGAAATTCTTCAAAAAGATGATGAATGTATCATTGAAGATACTCTAGAAGCAGCAGAGGCAGATTGTGAGTATCTTCTAGAGAGAGTCCGAAGAATTATTCGTGTTCGTGGTGGAAAGATAAAGAGAGGCAAGACCGCAGGAAGAAAAGGGTACACTCTTGTAAAAGGCAAAATTCGTCGTATTCCTGCCGCTGTTCTTCGTAGAAAGAAAATGAAACTCCGTAGGGCTGCTAGAAAGCGAAGAGGAAAGCAAGCCTCAATAAACAGAAAAACAGCAAGGTCACGAAGAATAGGCAAGAGAATAAAAAGAAGAAGATTCTAGAAACCTATTATCTTGACTTCATGTAGTTCTTGAGATAGAGTATCCCTAACTACTCTGAAAGAGGTGCTTATGGATGTATTGCTACTGAACGCTTCGGAAGAAGTCTTGGATATCATTGATTGGGTAAAGGCAGTCAAACTGCTTTTTGCCCAAAAGGCAGAAAAACCCTACAACCACAACGACTGCTATAAGATAAAAACGACCAGTGGCGACTTTGAGTTGCCATCGGTCATTATTCTTCGGGAGTATGTGCGGGTTCCGTTTTTCCGCTCAAAGTCACCATCAAAGCGGAATGTGTACCGCAGGGACGGCAACCGTTGCCAGTACTGTGGATGCCATCTCAATTCAAAGAATGCATCCCTTGACCATGTGATGCCACGATCCCGAGGAGGAGACAACTCTTGGGATAACATCGTATCGGCTTGCAAGCCCTGCAACCGCAGAAAGTCTAATCGCACACCCGAAGAAGCAGGAATGCACCTACATAAAAGACCTGTTGCTCCCACAAGAAATGCAATAATGTATGCGGCTCTTGAGGGAAAGAAGGACTGGGAGAGGTGGGCAAGGTTGCTCATCTCCTAAATACTGGAGATTGTTATGGAAAATGGTGAAAACGAACTGGTACAGGAATTGCTCAAGAGAATTGAAAGGCTTGAGGCACAGGTAAAAGAACTCCAAGACCAGTTGAAGAGGATCAAATCATTACCATAAGGAAATAACATGGCATTCATAGGAAAAGCAATAGAATGGGTAAAGTCGCTCTTTGGTTTTGGGCAAAAGCCACACACTGTGGCAACTGTTACAACCCCTGCACCAAAGGCAGAGGCTCCTGTAACTACCCTTCCACCTGAACCAAAGAAAAGCAAGAGCCGAGCCAAAGGTAAGAAGGATTAAGCCATGCAGAAGAATCAACCAAAGCCAACAAAAGAAAATAACAAGACAAACGAAGACCGTCAATTCGAAATAGGACTTCAGAAGAAGGCAGAACTAACGGAGAGTCTTGTACGCAAAGCAGTCAAAAATTTGCGCCATAAATAACTGCGGAGGATACCGTGAATCATGCATTATGACCCGCTGCCCATAGATTGGGATATACAATCCACAACAGAAGAGAATGGAAAACGACAGTACACCACGCCTAGCGGTGCGGTGTATCCTTCTGTTACTACTGTTGTTGGATGGGAAAAGAACAAGTTCTTCGCCAAGTGGAGAGAAGAGAATCCACAAGAGAGCCTACGGGTCACTCGCCGTGGAACTAATTTTCACAAATTGATGGAAGATTGGCTCTCCAAAGGAACGCTTGAACAGCGGGACGAAACCTATCTTGCTCTACAGTTACAGCCCTATCTAAAGAACTTTGGCAGAATATGGGGGCAAGAGGTTCCCCTGTGGAGCGATCTACTGCGTCTTGCGGGGCGTACCGATTGTATTTCGGAATACCGTGGCAAACTCTCGGTGGTGGACTTCAAGGGTTCAACCAAAGCCAAGCGTATCGAAGACATTGAGAACTATTTCCTCCAAGCAACTGCCTATGCAATCATGTGGCAGGAGCGCACAGGAATGGCTGTTCCCCAGATTGTCATACTTATCTCCTGTGAAGACGGCATTGTGCAGGAGATTATTCGCAATACTAATGACTATGTTCCAAGGTTGAAAATGGCTATTGACCACTACGACCGTACACAAAAGCAAAGGAGTTAAAGATGACAGTTCCTACTTTTGGACAAATGGCGGCTTATCTTCGTGCTCGTTTTTCTCGTGGTCTTGATGATAAACGAGCAGATCCTTCAATCAAAGATGTTCGTATGCTTTCGTGCTTTGGAGACGGTCACTCAATTCCTGTGTGTCCTGCCCTTCGTCCAAGCAAGGTTGAAGACGGTCGGTTCTACTGCAATGACTGCGGTTGTGGAGACAAGCCCGGCAAGTGGCTCAACGGCAAAGAGGGCGAATACACCAAGATTGACTACCCTGTTCTCCTCTGTCCACGAAAGATGCCTGGATTCTCCAACTATGAGGCTGGAAATAACTCTGAACCTCGTAAGATTCAGATTGAAGAACTACTTGCCAACATACAGAAGGGTATAGCAGAAGGGCGGCTGACCCCAAAGAAGTCGCCGCCCTCTGTGCCTCCCCAAGCCTAAAGGGTTAGCGTTTAGTGTCCCCAAATTCGTATGAACGGATTGTTCTGATACGAATCTAGTATCTTCTGTATTGCTATACCTGAACCAGGTTGAGCAACTACTATTCCAGGAAGACCTTCTACAAGACTACCGTCTGTATTCAAAGCAGGATTTCCTCCATCGGTATCTCCTCCTATGAAAGCATTGATTGCACTCATATCTGATGCATAGAAGCCACGCTCATAGAGTGTGTGTGCAGACCATTGTGCCGTTCCTCCTTCGAAATTCCAGAAGCCTGATCCGATTGTGTGATTGCTGTAGTCTCCTACAACCTTGATGTACACTTCTCCTGCGTCTCGGCACGGTATAAAGATGCGTGTGGGCTTTTCAATCACACCAACGAACTGCTTCTGGACAGGGTGTGTTTCGGTATTAGCCGACAGATCTGACCCATCTGCCATAGTGTCGTTAGCAAATGCAGCAGAGTTTCCACCCTTTCCTGCAAACTGACGGAACTGCTCCATAGCATTTCCCCAGATTGGTGCAACCTGGTACTCTCGGTACAGAACCTGTGCGTGTCTATCAAATTCCGAAAGAGATGCTGCGGTGTATCCAACATAGACATGGGAAAGAAGATCCCACTTTGTCATCTGTACATACAAGCCGTGCTTTAGAGGAACAGAGATCTCTCCGTTGATTACACCTTGTATCTCTCCAGTGTAGTTCTTTGTTACACAAACAGGAGAGGTATTGATCGACACTGCGGTTATACCGCCAACAACAGTTACATTGATAAAATCTGTACTCAGGGTCAGACCACGGGCAAACTTTACTCCAGGCTTTTGTACAACAATAAAGCCTGTGTCTGTTGTGCTTCCCGAAACAATTCTATTGGAACTGTATGCCGATGAAGGTTCTACCTTTAGGGAACCACCGCTGGTGTTTTGTACACTTACAGCACTGGGTATACTAACACTAGGAGTGCCAACAATACTTACAGAACCTGTGATCGCTCCAAATGTTACTCCTGCTGTTCCAAGGAGAGACACACCACCTGTAACCCTTACGCTTCCTGCAAAGGTGACACCCATTGCTGTTGCACCAGATACACCAAAGACAGGAATGCCTGTTGGTACGGCTGTTACTGTTATTCCACCTGGTTCTGTTGTAAAGATTCCACTAACTGTTCCTCCAACAACACTGACCTGGACAGCCGTCGCACCAGCGACTCCAAATACAGGTAGTCCTAGATTGCCACCGCCTCCAGCAAACGATGTCCCAACGATAACGGTTCTTGTTGTGCTGAATGTTATACCTCCAAAGGTCACGCCCATTCCAGCAGCACCAAAGGTAATAGCACCAAAGGTCACTCCTATCGCTGTTGCTCCAGGCAATCCAAACACAGGCATACCAACAACAGTTGCTCCTGATAGTCCAAGAGGAACACCAAAGTTATTTGTAAAGAGTACTGCTACTCCTGTTGCACCTCTTGTGATGCCATTTGCTAATGTCTGTAGTGCAACAGTACCTGTAACTCCTACAAGGACACTGCCTGTAGTACCAACTCTCACGAAGGCTTCGCCGCCTGTTGAGAACTGTGCTTCTAGTTTTACAGGTCCTTCAAAAGTCACACCTATTCTTAATGTAGAATCGCCTGTGATCTTTACTGTGTTCCATATTCCAATAAAAGCATCACTATCATTGTTATAAGATATACCGTCAAAGAATTTCAGTCCTGCACCAGTAACTTCAATAGGAATTGCTGTTGCACCAGATACTCCGTGTACAGGGAATCCACGGAATATTGCGGCTCCACCTGTTAAATCATAACCGATAGGAACTCCTGCAACAGTTGTAAGCACTGTATTGAATGTCGTTCCTCCACCACTCAAACCTCCAATACCACTACTTCCAAGCACTGGTCTGGTACTCACATGACTAAATGTTACTCCTATCGCTGTTGCTCCAGGCAATCCAAACACAGGCATACCAACAACAGTTGCTCCCGATAGGCCAAGAGGAACACCAAAGTTGTTTGCGAATACCACACCTATTGCAGTTATACCTGATGTTGCTCCAGTTGTGACACCTTCTGTGATACGAATACCAAGAGTTGCACCAAAAGTTACCGAAGTGTTGATTGTTGCGTTAAGAGTTACTCCGAATGTTCCTGCAACAATTCGCACATCAATTGCAGTTGCACCAGAGACTCCAAACACAGGCATACCAACAACAGTTGCTCCTGATAGTCCAAGAGGAACACCCCAGTTGTTTGTGAAGAGTACACCAATGGCGGTTACACCTGATGTCATTCCAGGAGTTATTCCTCGTAGACCGATTGGTCCCCCTATTGTTACGCCTATTGCTGTGGCTCCAGAGATTCCCACAACAGGAACACCAATGATTGTTCCTGAAGGACCACTTGCTCCAAAAGCAAGAGGAGTTCCAAATTGGTCTGATAGTACAACGCTTATAGCAGTCGCCCCTGCATATCCAAACACGGGAACTGCATCTATAGTACTAATTGCTGTGCCGCTTGAATCGGCAAGGAATACTGGAACACGAGTATTGCTAATAGAAGCGGATACGGTTCCGCCCACAGTTACCGTATTTCCAATGTTTACTGTTCCACCAGAGATAGAGCCAATCTGAACAAAGCCTAGTGTTCCACCAGATACGGCTAGGGTTCCACCTGACACAGCAAATGATGTTGGGAATGCAAAACCGGTAATAGTGATTCCACTCAACCCTCCAACAATTGTTACATTTAGCGCATCACCAGTCATACCAATAGGAACAAAGCCACTCGGACCCTTTCCGTACAGACCTACGCCAAGAACAGTACTGCTTGTTGTTCCAGAAATTCCGACCGCTGTAATACCTAACGGCAAACCACCTATAAGTGTAACGCCAACAGGAGCCGTAGTTCTTGAACTACTAGAACCATCAACCGCAATTGATGAAGCCGCACTCAAAGAGACTTGTGGAGTACCAGAGATGGTTACAGAGGCAAATGTTACTCCTAGTCCTCCCAAGGCATATGCACTTGCACCTGTTCCAACTGTAATTCCTACAGGAATGGCCGTTGCTCCAACAATTGAAAGACCGCCACTAAAGTTCAAACCGCTTACAGCAACGGTAAGACCTTCTAGATGGCTTTTGAGAGATGTATTCGAAGAGTCTTTCCAGCCAGAAACAGGTGCTACTGCAATTGCATTTGCGTCATCAGTGTTACTCACATTGACATCAAGAGAAGTATTGCTAAATGACACGCTTCCTGCGACAGTTACAGTATTTCCAATGTTTACTGTTCCACCAGAGATAGAGCCAATCTGAACAAAGCCTAGTGTTCCACCAGATACGGCTAGGGTTCCACCTGACACAGCAAATGATGTTGGGAATGACAATCCTGTAATAGTAATACCACTCAAGCCTCCAACTATTTGGACAGGGATGGCAGTTGCACCAGATACTCCGTGTACAGGGAATCCACGGAATGTTGCAACTCCGCCAGATACATCATAGCCAATTGGAACACCATTGAAATTTGTCAACACAGAGTTAAATGTCGTTCCTCCACCAGCCTGTCCTGCTGTACCTGTGCTGGTCAAAGTTGGTTGGATTTTTACCGTATTATCAGTAGAGGCTATCTTTACCGTATTATCAGTAGAGGCTATCTTTACCGTATTATCACTAGAGGCTATCTTTACCGTATTATCACTAGAGGCTATCTTTACCGTATTATCAGTAGAGGCTATCTTTACGGTATTGGTACTAGAGTCTATCTTTACGGTGGGAGTGTTTAGAATATTAATAGAACCTGTTAAACTTGTCAAGGTTCCAAAAGTCACACCGACAGGGGTTGCCCCACTTACTCCAGATATAAGTAGCGATCCGCATAGACCACTTCCTAAGAATGTACCACCTGGTGAGTACAGAACAGCGGCAAGTGTAACCCCCCCATCAATACCTTTAATTCTAGTTCCTACTGTATTTGCTATACCGTCAAGAGTTCCTCCAGAAAAGAGAACAGGTAGAGTCACCCCTGCTGATATACCAGCAATAGTTAACCCACTACCAAAACTCAAAGAACTAAGGTCTAATCCACTTACAGCAACAGTTCCACCCAAAACATAAACAGAACCTGTGATTCCTAGTGTTTGTGTTGTTCCACCAACAACAGCATTCTTTATTGCAATACCAGCAGCAGGAGCAGTGATTGCTCCAAATGTCACCCCAAGAGTAAGACCGCTCCGGACACCTTCAAGAGTAAATCCTGTTCCAAGACTTATGCTTACACTTCCCAAACACAATCCTGCCGCATCAAGTATTTTTACCGCAAATGCAGTAACACCATTGGTATATGTCATGCCGTTTATAAGGGCATCGGTTAAGAAATAATTTTCAGGAGTATTGAGACTGACAGGCAATGCACTGGGATCGGCAGCACTGTCACTTACAAGATTTGCCTCTCCGCTGCCTCCCCAAAGAATTTTCACATACTGTATTGCTCCTGTCACGCCATCGCCCATACCTATGGTAGAGCGGTCTGCAAGAACATAATTGGGTAAACCGTTTACTATACTGCCTGTGAATCCCTGTCCTGAAGATGATGACATAATTGCTCCCATTTATCCGTTTAGGCTTGAATATGGCGATTGCTATCATATGTATAAACAACTATCACATTGGGGCTTGACTTTAGCCATGAACAGGGTATACTTTACTCACTAGAAAGGAAGCATAAACCATGTTTGATGGATCGGTAGACTTTGCAGCAGAGATAGAGAAGAGAACAAAAACAAAGAATTCTTCGTATATTGATGCAGTCATGGAGATTTGTGAACAATTTGAAATAGAGCCTGCGGCTATTGCCAGGTATCTTACAAAACCCATGATTGCTAAAATCAAAGCGGAAGCAGACACTAGACACTTTCGACTACCAGGAAAACCAAAGGGCAAGTCCACACAACTACCCCTATGAAGGGCTACGATCTTTTCCAAATCTATCTTGGAGTGAAACTACATTTCACCTCTGATTCATATGATTTCTTCCGTTTTCGGGGAAAGACCAACACCTCTTTTGAATCCTATCTTAAGCGAAAAGACAAGTATTGGTTTGAGCGGTTGTCTCGTACCTTTAAAGGTGATCCCGTAGACTTCTTCTTTGCCCTGCTTGCCCACAACCCCAACCAGTGGATCGGAGAAGTCATGGAGGGAGGACACGAAGAGGTCTATTCCCAATGGCAGAGGCGTATGCAAAACTATTCCGAAGAATTTGGGGAGGACATGGGAACCCTCTGTAGCATTGCAGGAGATAAGGGATTTGATTGGCTTTTCAAACCGCTTGACGGTGGGCATCCTCCCCTACTACAAGCCGTTGTCCGTGGAGATATTTCACCAGAATCTCTTATAACACTGGATGAAATGCTTGGATTCTTTCCCCATTTCACAAAAGCCCTAGACGGAGATCCGCTTTGGGAATCTCTACGAAAGCGTTGTGATAAGTACCGTCCCTTTCTACGGTCGAAAGGTGTTCTTTCAAATACCCTCAAGCACCGCAAGGTACTCCGAGAAAAGTTGGCAGATTCCGGGATTGGTGCTTGACTTTCCGTTTCGACGCTATATACTTCTACACATCGAACACACCGTACACATCGTACACAACAAAGGAGCGTGAATATGAGTTTTAAAGATCTAAAGAAGAATTCAAACGACAGCATGAAGCGTCTGCTCAATGAGGCAGAGAAATTGAAGAAGGGTGGCGGGGAATCGTCCTATGAGGACAACCGCATTTGGAAGCCCACCCTTGACAAGTCCAGCAACGGCTATGCAGTAATCCGTTTCCTCCCTCCAAGCGATGGAGAGGATCTGCCGTGGGTGCGCCAGTTCTCGCACGGATTCCAAGGCAAGGGTGGATGGTTCATTGAGAATTGTCCAACCACGATTGGTCAGAAGTGTCCAGTCTGCGAGGCAAACAACGAGTTGTGGAACAGCGGAGTGGAGTCGGACAAGTCTATTGCCCGTGACCGCAAGCGCAAGTTGGCGTATGTCTCCAATATTCTTGTCATTTCCGATCCCTCTGCACCACAGAACGAGGGCAAGGTATTCCTATACAAGTATGGGAAGAAGATCTTTGAGAAGATTGAAGAGAAGATGCACCCACAGTTCCAAGATGAAGAGGCTGTGAATCCCTTCGACTTTTGGAAGGGAGCGGATTTTAAACTGAAGGTTCGCAAGGTGGATGGCTACATCAACTACGACAAGTCGGAGTTTGCCAATCCTGCGGCTCTCTTTGGTGGCGACGATGCGAAGTTGGAGGCTCTGTGGAAGAGTCAGTATTCGCTGAAGGATTTCACCAATCCAAAGGAGTTCAAGGGATATGATGAACTCAAGCGTAAGTTTGATTCGGTCATTGGTGGATCTGTGTCTGCTCCAAAGCGGGCAGAAGACCTTGACGATGAGGTTGAACAGGCAGCGGAGCAGTTTGGTTCCTCTCCAAAGTCCCGTTCGGCAAAGGAAATCAAGCGTGAGAATGAAGAAGACGAGTTTTCGGGAGATGCCATGTCATACTTTGAGCGTCTTGCCCGAAATGATGAGTAAGGGGTCGAGTAGATTCGACAGGCTAAGTAGGAGACAAACGGCGCACCAGAGTTGGTCGAACGGCTCTGTATAAAATCGACCACACAATAACTGCTAACACAGTTCGTCTCGCTGCTTGAAGCGGCAAGGGAGGGGTAGAGACTCCGATATCTACCCCTCCCAAACCATCGGATAGACTGCCATAGGAATCGTAAGGCTGTTGAACTAAACGATTCGCAAACTGCAAAGGGATGTCCGTGTCCCGATGCTGTACAGAACACGGACTAGGTTCCGTAGAAGTTTGTCTTTGATGTGGTTCTGGACGGGGGTGCAAATCCCCCCGACTCCATGACTGAGAGTGGTGGAATTGGCATACACGGCAGACTTAAAATCTGCTGCCTTTCGGCTTGCGGGTTCGAGTCCCGCCTCTCGGATTCTGGGCTGATAGTTCAACTGGGGGAACGCTGCCTTTGCAAGGCAGAGGTTGGGGGTTCAAGTCCCCCTCAGTCCACTGATGGAAGAATGGCTGAGTGGTTAAAGGCACTGGTCTTGAAAACCGGCGTAGGCATTCGATGTCTACCGTGGGTTCGAATCCCACTTCTTCCTTTCCCTTGTAGTGTAACGGTAACACGAGAGACTTTGGATCTCTTTTTCTTGGTTCGAATCCAAGCAAGGGAATTTAGTGTCCACGAACGGATAGAGTGGCTCCAGCAGCAGATCCAACAATCCATAAATTTTCTGGATTCTTTATAGGCATAAACTGGTAAGAGTTTGGAAGCAGAGTGAAATGTCTATTGGCATTTGCTGCACACTCTCCAGAATTGCCAAATACTCTAAAAGTCTGTGATCCATGTACAGAGAAGTACAGTCCTTCCCCGAGTGAGGGATTAATGCTAGTTTGTCCAAAGAAATTGGCTGTTGTTATCCCCAAATTTCTTAATGCAGCACCTAGTGCTGTTCCTCCTCCTGGAGTGATATTTGCAAAGAACAGGGGTGGATTGGGATTGGTATTAGATGCTCTGAATGGCATTAGTTTCTCCTTTTGTTATATTTCTATGTATTTTTATGCTTATCCTACTGGACTACCTTGTGGGTAAATAATTTTCCAAGATCCTCGGCTAAAATCGGGGAAATCTGCCGTGGAACCAGGCCATATTGGTTGTCCTGCTGACGGTCCTGTTGTCCAGAGTATTGGTATTCTCACTGGAAACGAACTTGTTGCTGTTGATTGAGCGGCGATCTGCGCCGTTATTCCCAATCCATAAGTTTCACCGCCAACAACAAGAGATCCTGTAATTCCTGGCTGTTGCCATTGGCTTATGAAAAGATCTCTATTTGAACTATTGGTAATTTCAATAACAAGATGACCCTTGTCTGCCGATATTCCGACAGGAGTTGATGTGGTGTCAAATGGAGAGCGGATTCTAACTCTTGAACCGGATGTCGCTACCCACGGTATCCCAACATTGCCGGTTTTCAACCAATGGGATCCGGGAATATTTGCATTAGATACAGTCCAAATACCAGAAGAGAATGCAGTTGGCATAACATGGAATGTTGCTCCTGATAGAGGTTCAATTGTTAAACCTGCACTAATGTATCGCTGTTCGTAGAGTGTATTAAGAGTTACACCAACTGTGATTACATCTCCAGGATTTAGCCCAATAGTAACATTTGTGAGAACAGTTCCATTAGAAGTTGTTGTTATACTGATTGGTGCAGTCCATCCAACCACTCCTCCAATCTTAGCAGCATTGCTCTCCATTCCGGAGACATAGAGTGAAAAATTATTATTAGAGATAACTCCTGGTCCGCCAACTTGTGGTATTGCTCTGATATATGCTCTTGCCCCAGAGATATTTGGAATACTCTCTTGAACAGAACTGAGGGTTAATCCAAAATTATTATACTGAACACCAACAGCAAAATTGGTTGAAGAGAATGTTGTGCCTTCTGATCCGAATACAACCGGTCTTGGTAGACTTGCAGTATCATCAAAGACCACACCAGTTCTTGTGCCTCCTATGCTAGAGACTCTTTGTGTCTTTGCTCCAAAAACATTAATAGGAGGATTTTCTGTACGCAGAGCATCAACAACCACTTTATATGAGTTATCAATATTTGCAGATTCTGTAGAGAAACTCAACCCATCAAGGAAAACCTGATGGACATTTCCATTAATAAGAATTCCCTTCTTATTGAGACCAGAATTTGTTGCTCCATAATTGAGAGAGATGTTTCGGAACACCAATCCCTCATGGTCTGCACAGGCTCCTGCTACACCAGATATCGACCCACCACCTGTTCCGAGCAGTAAGCCATCTTCTAGTTTTTCTCCTGAAGATCCAGAGATTGTGATATCACTGTAGATTGCATTTTTGAGAGAGAAATTACTCTTTAGTATTGGATTAGCAGACTTGTTGTCTTTTTGTTGTGCTCCTGTTGCACTAGAAGACTGCACCATGAGATTATCAAGAAATGCTCCAGTATAGGTATTTACCGCATTGCAACCGTATACTCTTCTGGCTCCATTGAATCCGTATCGTGTAGGATTATCACCATCAATGTTGCATCCTGTGAACGAAGCCATATGTGTTGTTGCAATAACTCTGGATTCTGTTGGAGGCTGTAGTGATGAGGTAAAAGTCACACCATCAAACTGAAACCTGTTATTTCCAGAGAATTCCAATACTGATCCACGGTCTACTATAACATTCTTGAACTTAATTCTTCCTACTCCTAGACAATTAACACTTCTGGATGTTCCAACTGCTGTTTCGTAATCTCCTGTACCTGATTCAAATATCCATGTGGAATTACTTGTGTCCGATCCGCTTGGAGGAGTCAAATCATTAGGAGAGAATGTTCCTAATTCAGAGCCAGTATTATCCACAAGACTCTTGTTTAGTCTGTATATTCTATTTGCAAATGTACAATATGCATCAGCATTTAGAGGATTTGTAGATACACTGTATCTTGAATTGGGATTGCTAAACGGTTGATTTGCACCAGGAACTGCTGTGGAAAATCCTGCTGGACGAGGAGGAGGATTTGTATTTCCTATTGTGCTCGCCTTGATTGTTGGAGTTGTTGATGATCCAGAGTCCTTCTCTATTACTAGAGCCTTACCCGAGAAATCAAATGAAGGTGGTAAAAGATCCCAAACTGCTCCACCGAAAATGATACTTTGACCGCCAATACCAATTTCAAATATCACTGAATTCTGATTAGTAATTTTACCGTTATCTCCTAGAATTGGTAATAGATTATGTGTTGAATCTGTGTCCTTTATTTTTATTTTTAAGAACTTCTTGTTCTTTGGTATAAAATTAAAGATAGAGTCGGTGTTCACCGTTCCATCTGATTTTGTTAAAACTGCTTCAGAACCAGTTGTATCTGTATTGTTTCCCATTTCAAATAGAATCGCATGGCGCAGAAAACGATATTTAGATTGCTGCATATTAATATCACCACTGCCCAGACTAGATGGATCAACTACAGCAATCGCCGGATCTTCATTGCACAAGAAATATGAAGTTTCATTTGCCTGTTCTTTTGTTGGAGCGACTCTCATAAGAGATGTTGCCGCTGTATAGTAGACCGAAGCGTCTGTCGGTTGACCTCCAAGTATACGGGGCTTTCCTTCAACAGGGAATATCTTTGCACGGATCTCATGGAGAGTTCCTGTTGGGAACCCTGTTGTTTGCGGAAGATTTTGGGGAATACTAAATGTGAATTCCTGATACCGATCATTTATAGGAGAATTTCCTAGAATTGATGCGGTTAATCCTCCATTAAGAGAAGCCTCTACACGCTGTATACCCGATGGATGGTAGGCACATATAGTTACTGTTGTTTCTGTACTCTTATCAAAGGGTATCGGATCGCTCTTCCATGCAGCAATGACACGAATATCAGAGTTAGCACCGCTTCCAATTGTTGCATCACTATCACCACCAGTAAACACACTATTAGGATTTGTTGAAGGGAAACCTATGGCACTAAAGTCCCTGTTCTTCAGTACTGTGCCCATTCCATCGGTTGTTGGTTTTCTCCAACGGTATTGGGGTTTATATGGATTTCCTGTTCTCTTGATCCAGAATCCTGTTTCATTTGCTGGCACATAAACAGTTAGAGGAAGATCCTGTGTTGCTGATCCAAATCCAGGAATATCAACACGATCATATGTACAACCGACTCCTTGTGGAGGAACAGATATTCTCCAGATGTAGGTTTCATTTGGATTTGCTCCGAATGGCACACTACTTGTCAATCCGAAAGAATCTGCGGAAAGAACACGAGCACCACTTATGAGTGTTCCTGTTGCTCCTTCGTGATTTGCTCCTGCATCTGAAAGATTCACCCTTTCAACAAGAGCATTGTAGTTTCCTGTTGGATTTGATGCTGGACGAACACGATTGTAGTTTGTAAGAGAATTCCATTCATTGAAAATTCCCTGCATGAATGTTGTTCCCTGCAAGAAATTTTGATACGATAATGCAAGACCAGTATCAGTAGGAATGGTATTAAAAAGATGGAACCATTTTGCCCCGTGAAGCAGAGCATGGAATATCAATTCTCTAGAGTACTGAACAGAATAGGTTCGTCTTTCTATGTCTGTTGTGTTCACAGGATCATTTGTGTAGTAGAATCCATTGAAAACAGGATTATCCCAAGGAGTATTTACCCAAGGAGTATAGTTCAACCACGCACTAGGATCAGTACGAAGAATTCCTCTCATCAACTGTACTTCCATGAGCAATGAAATCCAACTTCTGGCTGCTGTAATATCAAAAGATGGGGCGAATCTTACAGTTCCTGCTGGTGGATTTTGCCCTGCCCCACAAAGAGTAATAATATACTTTTGTTCATCTGTTGTTGGATTTGTATAGTAAACCGCCGTCTTCATGCTGTCTGCCAAAATAGATCCATACTGTTCTGGACTTGGGTTAATATACTCGCTGTTCTCTTGCTCACCTAAACCTAAGAATGGATGGGTATATGGATCTCTGATGAATACGCCTTCCCCAACTGATAGAGGAAATGCATCATATTCTGCAAATTCAACATTTCTCATCTCTTTACTTGTGCTACCACGAAGAGTGTCTACCCACTTTCTCTGTGTGTGGTCTTCGTGTACTAAAGATTCTAATGCTCTTTGCCATGCAAACCAGGCAAGTTTTATTGAGACAGATTTACCAGCAGCCAAAGGATATGTGCTATTTGTATACGGAAGCCTCCAAGGACTTCCTATTTCACGACCTCTGTCTCTTGTTGCTGCTTGCCAGTTTTGAGTCAGAGGATTGTAATAAGCATCAACCGATGCTGGACCAGTTGCTGCTGAAATTCCTGTTGGTCCTTCCACAGTGAAATAAGCCATTATCTGACCAGCAGTCAAACCAATATCTTCATTACCAGGATTAGAATAACCATATCCACTAACAAGTGTAAGCATAAATGGTCTAATTTCGTTATAGACTTTCTCTATAGCACCACCCATTGACAGACCTGTTGTGTAGTTTGTCAGTCCTGCAAATCTTGAATCGCTTACGGCTGTTTGTGCTATTCGATTATCAGGCTCTTGCAAGAAATCATACTCTTCATCCCACGGAACAACAACAGTACGATCAATGCCACCAATTGTTACCGTTTTTTGTGCTGCTGGTTCTCCTGTTGGACCCCAAGGACCATCAAAAGATTGATAAACGGAGGAAAGTCCTAGCCAACCCCAATTCTCAAAATCAGAACCAATTGCATCAAAAGATATGCCAGTTTGACCACACTGTTGTAGGAACGCAGTTATGGAACTCTTTGCATCTCTTGTATTATTGTAAGCCCAAGGAGAGAGGAATGTCACGCCACCTGGTGTTTCGTGTGCTCGGTATTTTGTACCACCATAAACCATTCCATCTGTTGTATTCTCATAGTAGTCAATCATTGGACGCTGACCGGCAGGAGATTCGATTTGCCAATACCAAGGCATAATGACTCTTTTTCCTGGTGGTATAAGACTTGCTCTTTCACGAACATCTGCAAGTATCCCATTAGAGACACCACCAGTGTTTGATGCATTTCTGAAAGTCTGACCTGATGGACCATAGCCTACCCAAAGGAAAGGAACAACATCAGGTATTGGCATTCCACCTATGGATTCTGGATATCGTTTAGCCATAGATCCATCTGCGGAAATACCAGGATTCCATCCTGCTGCAAAAGGAGCATGGTAGTATGGTCGGTGGATATCACGACGAGGAATTCCTCTGTCAAAGCGGTGTAGATATCTTCTGGTTAGCCCATTGATTATTTGGAGATATCGTCTAAACTTTATATCCACATCGACTGGATTATTCCAGTCAATTGTTACTCCCTTTCCGTCTTCTGCCTGAATATATTTCAATACCCATTCACGGTCTTCTTCTCTTCCAGTATAAGAAGATGTGTACAGTGCATTTGTTGCATTATATTCAAACCCTCTCCACATTGAGAGTCCCTGAACCTTTGCTGGTCTTCTGAATTTTGGTCTTAGGTACTCATCACGAAGCCAATCTGTAAGAGTATACTCTTGGTTTTCGTGTGCATAGAGAGATCCGTTTTTCTTTACAACAGGATCGTCTTCTCCTAGTCTACCGCAGTTAGGTCTTACAACAGAATAGGCAGTAAGAGGTATAATATCGACAGTCACTCCTGCTGGAGCCTCTGTGTTGCTGTCCTTATTTGGATCTTCTGTTGACCATGCAGGAATTGTCTTGAATTCATTTGCAAGATCTACTACTTTTCTGTGAGTCTCTATCCAACCCTCAACATTACCATCTTCAAATATGTTCTCTCTGCAACTGTCATTGTACAATTCAGGAAAAAGCACTTCAGACTCTTTAACAATCGGTTCCCATCTTTTTCTAAATTCTAGATTGACTACTTTCTTTAGTTCGCTTGTTTCTTGTGGCGTATACCACCCACCAACACCATAAGGATGTACTGTACTCTGCTTTGGCCAGACAAGATCATTCCACCCACCAGCAGCATAGACGACTGCTTGTGAATTCTCCTTTACTCCTTCCACTTTATACACATTATATGGATAGCGAGGCATGAAAGGTACATGGTACACTCCAACCTTTGCGGGAATCCCACGGTCCGTTCTCCACCTCTTTAGTTTTGCAATCATATCAAGAATAATGTCTTTTGATCTTGTATAGAGTGGATTTGCTGGTATGACAGGATCTTCTCCCGCTCTTTCAAGCCTTGCAATATCATATCCTCTGCTGTAGAAACGCTCGGAATTTTGACTGGCATCCCATGTTATTCCAGGACCATCCAAACCATAGTAGGGAAGTCCTCTGACGCTATAGGAGTTTATCTCTCCACGACCTTCTTCTGATGCATTAAAAGGAAGTGTTGCTGGATCAAAGAAGTATCGCTCCATTTCAAATCCAATAGGCTCTCGGTTGTACAGAGGTCCTGTCTTTCCAGAGAATCCATATTCTGTGAGATTCCATATGATATGCTTTGGATAGGTTCCGTATCTTTCTATCCAAGAAGCGATAACAGTGTCCATCCAATCTCTAAACTTTGTCTCTTCCATGTCCACATCTTCTTGTGGAACATAGAACTGTCCACCAGATATTCCAAAAAGTTTGGTACCAGCAAAGGCGTCCCATGACTGAACATAGAGCAGTAGAGATCCTCCGATTCCATCAACCGTTTCCATACCTCTTACCTCTGCTGCAAATTCTTTAGCAATAGGTTCTATGTCTATAATTCTTGATGGTATTCCATAGTTTGGATTTGCAGGATCAGGAGACTGTGTGGTGTTCTTCAGTGCACCAATATAATTAGCATATTCAGTTATTGTTGGAAATCTGCGGTGAAAGTCAAGAGTCACTCCATATTTGACTCTTTCTGCTTCAAGTATGTTATCTGGTAATTTTCTCTTTGTTGGTGCTGCAAACATAACCATGTGTTTGGTTTTATTTTCGTTTACTTTTGTAGGATCATTATTATGTGTATAGTACTTTTGTAAATGGTCTGCAACAACATAACCCATATACATCTGATCTCCATAGCCTGGAGTGACAGTTGTCCGAAGATACACTTCTCCTGCTCCTAGAGGAGGAAGACCAGAACCAGATGTTGATTCTGTTTTTCCAAATCTCTCCAAGAACCAATAGTATCCCGGTTTAAACCCATTAGGACCGCTTATACCAACCCAAGGAACTTCACCAAATGAAAGGGAGTGAACGACTTCTACTTCTCCAAGTTCTCGTAGATAATGGAAACGAGTACGATCTATTGGATATGGAGTTGATGGGGTATCGCTTGTTCTTCCTCCAAATCCTGCACGGATAAATTCAGAAAATCCCATAGTATTAAAACCAATGTATGGATTTGGTTTTCCTACACCATTAATGATAAAAGTATCAGGAATTGCTTCAGAATATATGCGATGTTGTCCAAAAGTAGGAACAATGTGTCCAGAGAAGAACGACCACCACTCTTGGTCTAATTGTCCACCAAGTGTCTCACCTCTTGCTTTTCCTATTGGATTACCATTATAGTCAAGTGGAGGTGCATAGATCTTTTTATTTGCGAAATCTGTCGTGCGCCAAATGGGAGTTGGAAACACCAATCCACTTGGTGGTATTGGTTCCTCTTGTCCTGTTAGTTTATTGACTAGTGTCCAGTCATTACTATTACTTCCTCTGAAAACAAACTTGTACTCATCGCTCATCAAGTCATTTTCACCAACAACTGGTCCAGGAGAAACAACAAGTGCATCTATTGCAAGACGCATTCCTGCTCTTGCGAAAGGTTCGTATGATTCACGAAGTCTTCGTCTAGCGGTTTCAGGATCTGACTTAAAGTATGCTTTCCACCTCTCATAAGTCTCATTGTTCAAACCACCATTGTATGCTATAATCTCAATAGGATCTTCAGGATTGTACCAGGCAGAAGCACCCCCAATTCCTGTGAGCCGCTTCCACATATCTTCTGAAAGATCTCCCGCTGTTCCTGTTATAAGAGCCTTGAAAAGAGGAACAAATCCTTGTGTTATTCCATCAACAACATCGTTTGTAAGCCAAGGCATAGGAATATTACCAGTGTGTCCTGTTTCAGGATGAATAAACCCATCACGACACAATTGGTATGAATCTATCTGATAAACAGATGCTTCTGGTGTTAGCGTGTTGCCAGCAGAAATAAGTGCATTAATTGTTGCCTGATTACTGCCTGATGTTTGACCGTATACACCTCTTGTGACTTTTCCGAAAGGTTGGTGTATGTGAAATTTGCGAATCCCCCACTTATACCATTCGCTGATGCTTGTTTCCTTTTGCCAAAGATCCCATCCGAAATTGGTATTCCAATTTGGATTTCCTGGTGTTACTCCTGCTGCTGCTGCTGATGATCGGTATTCCCAATTATTATTGGCTGTAAATCCTCCACTATATCCTGTTATAAATGATAACCAACGAAATCCTGGATCAATACCAGGACCAAAATTAATTCCACGGTATCCAGGAACTCCACTCTGGTCAAGAGAGTCAAATTGATAAGCAACTATCGCTCGATCTTGGATGAGATCAACCATTTCAGTTACACCAAATTTGTCACTAAATAGAGCAAATTCAGAAGTTAGAACAGATCTAGGAAAAGGACTAAATCCTTGTGATGCTTGCAAATTTACTTTTAGAGAATTACTCATAGAATTTCCTTCGGTGCATAGATACCTTGTGCTAATCGTATATATTAGGAGAAACCGCTAATGGAAGGAAATCATGGAGCAGGAAAGGGCGACCAGTATCGCCCTGTGGATTACCAAAAGTGGTCGGAAAATTGGGATGCCATATTTGGTAAGAAATCCCCAAAAAAGAAGCCTGTAAAAAAGAAGAAAAACAAAAAGGCTTGACAGCGAGTTGTTACAATGTATACTATGCCTATATCGCTGTAACTCAGTTGGATAGAGTAACTGCCTTCTAAGCAGTAAGTCGGTGGTTCGAATCCACCCAGCGATGTTTAAGCACTTGTAGCCCAATGGCAGAGGCGGTAGATTTAGGTTCTACTTAGTGTAGGTTCGAGTCCTATCAAGTGCATTACTAAATACAAGCATACAAGGAGAACCGTATGCTATCATTTACTAAATTTGGGGAAACGCTGCTATTACAGGAAGCCGAAGACAAGGCTTCTGGTGGTGTTACCCATCTTACCCACATCGAAGACACAATACTCTTACAGGGTTCCTCTGGCATAAAGACAGCGACAGATTACTTACAACAAGTATTGGAACTTTCGGATGAAGCAGAGGCTTCTTTTTGTGTTACAACAAAATTTGACGGTGCTCCTGCCATTATTGTTGGAATAAATCCTGAAAATGGTAAGTTTTTTGTTGCCACAAAGTCTCTTTTCAATAAAACTCCAAAGATAAATTATACACCAAAAGACATAGACCAAAACCACCCTGTTCCTGGTCTAAATGAAAAACTAAAGATTGCTCTGAAAAATTTAAAAAACTCTGGCATTCGTGGAATTCTTCAGGGAGATATGCTCTTCACAAATGAGGATCTCAAAACCGAAGAGATACACGGAGTAAAATACCTTACATTTCGCCCAAACACCCTTACCTATGCCATTCCTGCCGACTCCTCTATCGGTAAAGAGATAGCAAAGGCAAAAATGGGTGTTGTTTTTCATACAAAGTACACTGGTGATACGATTGCAAACCTATCGCCTTCTTTTGCTCCTGACATATCATACTTGAAGTCTAATGCTTCTGCGTGGATTATTGATGCAAATCTACAGGGAGGATCTGATGGTACAGGTTCCTGCTCTCTCCCTGCGAATCCCTTAGAAAAGAAAGAAATACAGATACTACTTGCAAAAATAGAAAGAACAGGAACGAAATCTGCAAAATTCTTGGACTCTTTACAGAAAAGTAAGGGTCTTGTGGACGATCTGATGATATACATAAATTCGAATGTGCGACAGGGAGTTGCACAAGGCTCCAGTAGCGGTTTTCTTTCCTATATGAAAGAAAAGATAGAAAAGACCGCTGTTGGTGTGAAAAAGGATGATGCAAGACAAGCAAGAACTGCCGCCGCCAAAGCCTTGCTAGACTCTATAGAGTCAAATTCTAACAAATACGACAGCCTCTTTGCCTTGCACCTCCTCATTTCACAAGCCAAACTTTTGGTTATAGACAGGCTCCGCCGGACCAAGATGCGTTTAGATTCATTTACACAAGAAAACGGAACATATACAGCGTCACCCCCCGAAGGGTTCGTGGTGGTGAACCGAATGAACAACCGTGCATATAAACTCGTAGATCGACTAGATTTCTCAAGAAAGAATTTCAATTTGCCGAAAAACTGGAAAGTATAGATATCCCTACCTCGGTGATGGGGAAACAGAATTAGAAAAAGGGGAAAGCCCGGGGCGGGGAGTCGAAGTAAAAATCGACTCCCCTTCTTATTTACTATATACGATAAGAAATACCGAGGTTATCTTATGGCTAAAAAAAGAGCAGTTGTAATTACATTTGGACGCTTTCAGCCCCCAACCATAGGGCATGAAAAACTTATCAATGCCGTGATCGCTCATGCCCAAAAGATGGGGGCAGAACACCGCATTTATGCCTCACAATCATTCGACGGTAATCGTCCAAAAGCAGCGATAAAGAATCCACTACAGTACAGTGACAAGATCAAGTTTATGCGAAAGATGTTCCCAAAGGCAAACATTGTCATGGGAGACAATGATACAAACACCTTTATGCGTGTCCTGTATCAACTTCAGAAAGAAAAATACACCACCGTTCATATAGTTGTAGGCGATGATCGTGTTCCAGAGATAACAAAAACTGTCAAGCAGTATTTGGGCAGCGATGATCCAGAGACAGGATTGAACTTTGAGGACTTCAAGGTTGTGAGTGCAGGAAAGCGTGATCCCGAAGCCGAGGGCGTAGAGGGCATGAGTGCATCAAAACTCCGTGCCGCCGCCGCCGAGAATGATTTCAAACTATTCAAAAAGGGTATGCCGTCAGGGTTCTCTGGAGCAAGAGAACTATTTGATGCAATAAGAAAAGGACTGGAAAGACCAATGAAACCAGAGAATAAATCCAAGAAAGCCAAAGTGAACGAAGAACTCCTAAACGAAGTAACTCCTCCTGACGAGAAGTCCGAGCGTCTAGTGAAGAAAGCCAAGGCTAGTTTCAAGGATCGTTACGGTGATGATTGGGCTTCCTATCTCTATGGCGTGGCATGGAAACAGTACAACAAGCGTCACGGCATCAGGACAAAGACCCGCTTGGGTGAACCTATCAGCGAAGCCTACTTTTCCAAAGCAAAAGATGAACCCCAGTTCATACCATCAAAGTATGATTACAATGATTTTTTCAAGATACTAAAGAATAAGAAGTTGCCGTTCGATCAGAATCAGGCAGAGACATCACTTGAATATGTCTTTGCGTTGTCGTTCAATCCCAAGTCCCAATACCACAAGTTTGTTAAAGACACTGGACACCTGATGAGTGAGGCAGAAAGGCATTACAAGAAAGCAATGGGGATCGGTCTAGCGGAAGGTGTTGATGCACTCAACGAAGGTGGAATGAAGGGAGCACTAGAAGATTGGCTCTACGATCTTCCAAAGAAAGTCATAGCCGAGATAAAGAACAAGTTTGGAAAGAAATTGAAGGCGGCTGACATGGGTGGATCAATTGTTATTGACGATCCAACCCGTGAAAAGATTCGCCAAATTCTTGTTCGCAACAGGGTGAAGCCTCTCCTTGGAGACAAGAACCATGCCGAGGGAACTTCGGCAATCATCATGTCTTTCCATACTTTCCACGGAGACTTGGATGAAGCAACAATTAATGAAGGTGCAGTTAAAGCATCTATCGAAGATTGGATAGAGAGTCTTCCAAAGAATGTTGTAGCCGAACTCAAGAAGAAGTTTGGGAAAGAACTCAAGGCGTATAATGAATACGGTTCATCTATCAGAGATCAACAAACCATCAAAGGCATCCAAGCAATCTTGGTTAAAAATAATGTGAATCCACTTTTTGATGGTGACAAAAAACACCATCAGGGAGCCTCGGAACTTCTTGTGTCATTTCACTCCTTTCATGGAGATTTGAAAGAGTCTCTTGAATTGGATGAAGGCTCTTATGTCCATTCAAGTGCAGAACTCAAAGCCGCCATAAAGGGTTCAAAGGAAGAGATAAAGTCTCTTACGATGAAACTCAAGATGTTGAAAAAGGCTGGTTTGAGTAAAGAGAGCATAAAAAAGGTTGAAGACGATATACAGTTCTGGCAGGATAACATTGCCGATGCCGAAGAGCAACTCAAGGGCATGAAAGAGTCGGTTCAACAGATAGACGAAGTAATCACAGACAGACTACACAAACACCTCATAAAGAAAATAGACAATGCACGATATCAAGGTGAGATAGACAGATTAGGCGATGAGTATGATCGCATGAGAGCAGACAAAGATGTTGTGTATGATCTTTCAAGCACAGGTAGTGGTAATGCGGTAAGAATAAATCGCAAACCCAAAAAGGGAGATTGGTTTGGAGACTACCAAGATCATGGTAATCCAAAATTATACGGACAGAAAGAAGAAACTGCGATAGAAGGAAAAGAGACATTAGAGGAAGTCACCATTCCCCGTGATGCAAAGGTTGTTGACAGAAACAAAGAGGAGAAAACCGTTACCCTCAAGTGGAACGATGAAGACGGTTGGCATGAGGAAGAAGTACCAGAGGACGAAGTTCCTGGTTTCTATGACCGTGCAGCCGATCCCATGAAGAAGCGCAAGACTGACCGCTTTGGTAACATAATGAAGACTCCTGCAAAGGGAGCCGAGAAGAAGACTGAAAAGGCTATGGCTGCAAACACAAAGAATGCAGAGGAAATTCTTGATATCTTTGATCGTAAGCCCATGAAGACCCCTATCACCATATACGGAAAGAAATGGGGCAAGAGCGATGAATACGAAATGGTTGTCTTGAAGCGGTTGTATCAGGGGGACGAAGTATTTGTTGTGAAGTCTAGTGGAAGATTTGTTGAACTTCGTCCAACTTCTGCTGGATTACAAGTCATAGATGTTAAGACCAAAAAGATTCTACTAGATAAGGGTAACGACGCAACTTGGTGAGAAAAATGAAAAAACTCAAAGAAGCCAACGATTCTTGGGGAGCCATGCTTCCTGTAAACATAAACAAAGGTTCTATCCCAAAGATGAATCTTGATGCTCTCTATTCTGAAGAGGATATGTTTAGAATTTACGACATCTCTTCTCCAAAGACAATAGAGTTGCTTGGACAGGTTCTACAGAGTTCTCTCATTGAATATGCAAATCCTGTTGCTCCTCTTTCTGCTCTTTCATATCTAAAAATTGCTCTCAACCGAGCAGGATATGATATTGATTTGAGCAGTGACCGTATCCAAGCCCTTAAATCTATGGAATCAGGATATGTTGATTTTCCCCTATTCGCCCGAACATCCCCCCTGTATCCTTATCAGATAGACCAAACCTATCCTGGTTATCGTGTTGAAGACGATGGAATCCAATCAAAACTAGGATACAAGTTGACCATAAGAATCCATGTAACCCCTTCTGTTTTTGCTGATCCTTCTTCGAATATTGAATTTTCAAGCAAAATTCTAGATGGAGAGATAATACCACAAGACGACTGATAGGATAGTTTATGATGAAATTTGAGTCTTTGACGAATGAGAACTATATCATGTATGCCATGAAGCACTATACCAATCCTGCTTGCACAGGCATTGAAGAGTTTCACGAAGACATGAATAGACTCAAATACATTAAAAAACTGTTTCAGGTATATCTCAATACTGATGTTTTAAAAGAAAGACTCATACTCAACCATATAATTATCTTACAGAATGTCTTCGGAATAGAGTGCTCAAGCAGGATACTGTTTCACAGGCTTCCTCCACAAATGCACTCTGTTTTGAAGACATTCTTGGTTTTTCTCAATACACTACCCCAATCACAAATACCAGAAGCAGATATCATATCAATACCATTAGATCAGAAGGTAGTCTCCATTTTAAGAAATCTAGGTAAAGTCTAACCCAGTCCGCTCCATACATACAAAAGAATGGAGGAAACATGGAAGGCTCTTTACCAGTAACAAACACCACCGGATTCCCAACAACACAGGAACCAACAATACCACCCCAAAAGCCAGAGTACTTTGGAGGTTGTCGTGTCTTTGATGTGACAAATGATGAGTACACAAAACTCATGCGTGGAACTAAAAAATGGGAAAGATGGGGGAAGTACTTTGATGCAACAGAAAAAGGTACAACCTCTCACAAGATAAGAAGATACCTCTATAAGAATCCCTCAAAGACAATATGTTTGAGAAACACCATGTCTCAAGAAATGGTGTACTTCAAGCCTCGGAGCAAGAACGATTGAGCAGAATATCTGACATAGCGTCAAGACTAAAAGCACAATCTGACTCTGCAAAGCAGAGCAGTTCTGTTATTAATCCAACCAGATTTGAATCTGATTTGGTTGCTGCTCTTCTAAAAAAGACAGACATATCCAGTTATCAATCATCCGCTGCAATGGCGGTTGCACAGAAGTGTGCAGAGAATATTGAACTAGTATCTGGCGCAGTCAAGGGAGCAAAAGTACACCAAAACAAAAAAACTAGTGATGGGGCAAGTGTACTATCTCCCATATACAAGACCTATATGTGTGATGATGGAAAGTGCAATGGAGATCCTAAATCAGATATTGTGATTTCTTCCCAACTAAATGGAAAAATGCGTGTAAGCATGAAAAAAGAGGGAGATGCACAGGTTGCATCGGCAAAAGCAGGAGAAGCCAATGCTGTTATCTCTGCTGCCCTCGGTCAAAACAATGAAGCGGTCAAAGCCGTTCGCAAAGTGATATCCTCTGTATTGTCAAAAGAAAACTACTACACTCTTCGTAGTAAATACGGACAAAAGGACTTCGACTCCTCTCTTTCTGCTCTACTAGGACTGAAAGCAGGATCGGGTATTCCTTCTGTTGCTCAAATGAGGGCTGTTCAGAAATTCCTACAGATGTCTGGTATAAGACCAGCAATAACTCAAAATATCACAAACTTCATGGCATCAGCCCCCATCAGGAAGAAAATCTTCAAAGAGTTTGCTTCAGGAGAAAAACGGTACATCCCATCAGAAAAAGATAGAAGTGCTGACTGGTTTATGATATGGAATGAAAAGGGCAACCTTCGCATATGGGACATTGATGAATTCATTGACTCGCATTTTAGTGCATTTCGTATGAACATCCGTGATCGTGGAGAAGAAGGCGGTGGATCGCTCCGTGTGGACATAAGAGAAACATGGGAACTATCTCCACAGCAATACTCGGCTTTTATGATTATTGAGAAGGCTTTGCACCAAGATTTTGAGTATGCTTGCCTTACAGAAGGTGTTTTGGATACAACCGTAAGTCTTATCAAATCGGCAGGAAGTGCTGTTGCTAATGCATACAAACAGTTCATAAGTGTTGTAAAGGCAGTTTTAAGTATGATTGCTCGCCTGTTTGCAAAAGGTATCGCAGCCGTGCTTGAATTTTTCGGATTAGAAACTACAGAAATATCATATTCATGGTAAAAGGAGATAAAAATGGATGAGTTACCAGATGTACCAGATCTAGAGATACCCGATCTTGAGTTAGAAGACTACAAGGAACCAGATTCAACGGAACAATGCGTTGAAGACCAAAGCGGTGGTTCCCATGTGTTTGCATGGATTGGTTCAGGTCAAGGTGGAGGTCGTCTTGCAAAGGCTTTCTATGACCGTGGCTACAAGAAGTGCATTGCCGTAAATACTTCAAGACAAGATCTAGACCGCTTGGATATTCCTGCTGCACAGAAAATGCTCTTGGATATCGGTGAAGAGGGAGCAGGAAAAGACATGGAGCGTGGTGCATCTGCTGCTATGAAATACAAGCAGCAGATTTTTGATCTTATGCGTAAAACATATGGAACAAAAGTTGACCACATTATGGTTTGCATTGGTGCAGGAGGCGGTAGCGGTAGCGGATCTTCACTTGTGCTTATCGACATTGCAAAGAAGTACATGAAGTTCATCGGACATGACAAACCAGAAGAGCGTGTAGGTGTTGTGATGTCTCTTCCCACCCGTGGTGAAGCAGCCTCTCCAAAGGTTTCCTTCAATGCATATCGTGTGTTGAAGCAAGTCGGTGGACAAGCAGAACGGAAAGAGATCTCTCCTCTTATCATTCTTGATAACTCAAAGATTGAAAAGATGTACAAGAATCTTACAGTCAAAGAGTTCTGGTCAACTATAAACAATACTGTATCAGGACTATTCCATATCTTCAATGTGCTTTCTAAACACGCTTCCCCATATACCTCTTTCGACCCAACAGACTATGCAACCGTGCTTCGCTGTGGTGGAACAATGGTCATGGGTGTTTCTAAACTTGATCCCGTCAAGAGCGATGGTGACAAGAAAGAACCAGCACACGAAACAAAGATTTCTGGAGCAATCAAGTCTAATGTAGACAAGACCTTGCTTGCGGAATTGGATATTTCTGAAGCAACCTATGCTGCTTGCTGCGCTGTTGGTGGCAAAGAAATAATGGAGAATACACCAGGATTGATGGACAGTCTTTCCTACGGATTCGATACACTGTCTTCACTGTGTCCAAGTGCAACTCTGCACCGTGGCATCTATGAAGATGAAAAACCCACACTTCGTCTTTACACGCTTATTTCTGGTCTGAAGATTCCAAAGAATCGTCTAGAACAGTTTGCAGCAAATATTCGTAAGGAAGAACTTGATGGGTTCAACGCCAAAGACCCATTCAAGGAGGCAAACTAATGATACCAACCGAACTGATAACACTCATTGGTGGAAGTGCGACGGGATTTATATTCCGTCACATGGCTGAGAAGCGTCAGGCCGAGAAAGAAGCGTTTGATCGTCTGTTGACTGCAAATAAGCGAACAAACGATAACCAAAATGATGCCATAAAGCGTGTTCCTGTAGATGCAGGAAAGACGGTAAGACAACTCATAGTGCTGATGGTTCTGTTCGGAACCATTGCTGCCCCATTTGTCCTACCATTCTTTGGTATACCAACAGTTGTAGAGGTAGCACAGACAAATCCAGAATGGCTTTTTGGTCTGGTTCCTGAAACAAAGGAAACAGTTTTCCAAACAGTTAACGGATATTTGTTCACACAGGAAAATAGGCAAATTTTAGTAAGTATTGTCGGCTTCTACTTTGGTTCAGCCGCCGCAGGAAATAAATCATAAGGAGTTCTATATGAAATCATTTGCTATCGTGTTAGGTGTTTCGCTTTTGTTCTTTCTTGCTTCATGCAAGGCTTCAGTATTTCAAAATGTTCCTACAATGGAAAAGGCTCCAGATACTCTGAATAAGCCCACAGTTACGGTTGTTCCCAGAGACACAAAGTCTGAAATGGCAAAGGGATCATGGGTAAAGACTGATCCAGATGAAAAGACAACTGTTCTTCTTGAAGAAGACACTTCTGCTTTCATCAAGCCACAGCCAGCAAATTCTGGAACAGGAGAACTGTCTCCAAAGCAGTTGGATACTGTAAAACCACAAGAGATAATCCTACCAAAGAATACAGAGGTTATTCTACCAGGAAACACCTATCTACAGACTTCGGATTCTGCTGCTGTTGTTCTAGAGGCTGGTTCTGAAGTCACTCTACCAATAGGCACGGAGATTTCTATTACCAAAATCAATTGGTATGCTGTACTGTTTTATTCACTACTAGTTGTAGGATTTGCCTGGTATTATCTTCAAGGTCGGAAGCAACCTGAAGACCAGAATGGTGATGGATTTGTCGATGATGACAAAGTAATGGCAAAGAAGAAATTTTCGGAGAAACAAAAGACTAAGAAATAGATTTCTTCTCAAATAGCCATTTGCAAATCCAATACGAGTCCGCTATATCCGATAGCGGACTTGTTATTTTTCGTGAGCGTTGTTTGATGTGGTGGTCAATATTCCACCCTGTCTCGGCTACAAACGCCTCCCAGACTCCCTGCTTGTCTGCATTGCCCTTCCCTGTGGCTAGTTTCTTTGGCTTACTGTTGGATACGAGTTCAAAATTATAACCATAATTCCACATCTTATATTTGAGCAAACCCGTATTCTCACCGATCTTATAGACCATTCCTTGTGCAGAAAATGCATAGTCTTCTATCCCTATGATATCTCCCTCTTTGAGCAAACCTAATGCCCAATCAGATATCTTGTTGAATCGGTCTATATCATCCTGTTCACGATACAGGGGCATATAGTGTCCTGTCACATTTGGAGTGATCCGGTAGCAGTGCTTTTTCTTCTCGGTGAGAAAGTGTATCTGGCAATTTTCGTGATACCAGACAGGCTGTGCTTCATTTGTCTCAAAGATGCACACAGCAGGACATCGGATACTGTAATCAATACCAACTACTCTCATACCTTTATTTATGCAGAAAGCCCCACAAGGGGGCTTTCTTATTATTTATTTTGTTGTCTTATCAGTTGTTCCAAGGTAATTTCTTATTTAACCAATTCCAAAGTGGAACACCGATTAGTGCCCCTGCTGTAAATACAACAATAGTGTAGAAAATAGTGCCAAGAGTTGATGAAAATAATAGTTCCATATTAGAACCTCCTTATCTTTATGTATAGAAAAACACCCCCAAACTACTCAGGGGTGTTTCATCAAATTCATCAAACTATTTTAGTAAAATTAACGACGGCGGCGACTCATCAGACCCGCCATACCAAGAAGAGCAATTGCTCCAGGAGTAGGAGCAGAGAGAACAAATGCTCCACCCGCTGTGTTGCCAATGAATGTAGGAAGTTGTCGCCAATCTCCCCAATTATACTGTCCATTATCATCAGTATACCAGAAGTCTTGAACATTCTGACCTTGTGACCAAACAAATTGATCGCCAGCAGAGTCATTGAGGTAAGCACCAATATTCATGTAATATGAACCAGCAGCGAGTTGAGTCACAAATGGTACATAAAATTCATAAACTGGTTCACCAAAGAAGTTGAATTCGCCTGTATCAACAACAGAAATGTTGTTGATGTTGATATTGGTTGAACTAACTAGGGAACTAAAGTCTGAACTCCACACAATAACTTGGAATCCAGTAATGTTTCCAATACCTTGACCATTGAATCCGTTGGACGAACCCCACCACTTCAATGAAGAAGTTGTGTATGAATCCTCAAGATCAAAACCTTGCGCTCCACTTTGTGCATAAGTGTATGAGCCACTTGACTTATACGCATCAGAGTAGAAGCCAACTGTATCAGCAACAGGATTGTTGACTACTATGAACTCTGCATTTGCTACTGAGCCACACGACACGGCTGCTACAATTCCTGACATTAAGCACTTATTCATCAATACACTCTCCTTTATTTTGTCCCCGCTTTATCCTTCACCATTGAAGAGAGTCTGCGGAGATCGTTATGGACACATACTAACAAGTCTATTTAGACTGTCAAGAGGTTAGATCTACAATCTCGCACTTATCTCCGCTGCAAGCAAAGGTCTGTGTTCCTGTAGTCTTGTCTTCTTTTTCATACTTTTCTAAAAGCGACCAATCTACATTTTTAGGCATTTCTACAGCCAAAGCAGTATATGCAGTCTTGGTGCAATCCTGATAGGGAGCCTGACGATAGGAGTGGTCCGAATGCGGAAGGAAAGAGATTCCACTGATTTCATCAAAGTGCCTATACACCCATGCTCCAACATCCATCCACTCATGCTCTCGCACAGTGATTGTGATAGAAGGCTTGTGTTCACACCAATGACGCTGATAGGCCAACCACAATTCAAGGTGTTCAATTGCAGAGATATCGTTTCGTGTGATCGAACCCTCTGCTTTCATTGGGAAAGAGAACACCATAACGCTATCAGGCTTCATCACACAAGGCTCCACAGGGAAGCCAAGATCAATCATCATCTGGCACAGCGGATCTTTACGATCCGCACGAACGGTGCGGATGTAGTACTCGTTGTGGCGAGGATGAATTCCAGATGCAGCATCTGTCAACTGTGATACTGTTCCACTGGGCTTTACACAAGTGATAGCAGCAGCAGGATTGATGTGGATTTTCTTTGCCCACTCTTTGTTTGTTGCTACTGCATCCGCCTTCAGCGTCTCAAGAAGAGCATTGAGATCTTCTCCCTGTGTACGCATCATCTTGTTGTCAAGAATTCCTGTAAGAGAAACACCAAGCAGTGCCTCTTCCTCGCAGTTCTTTCCCCAATCACTCGAAAGGTAGGGGAAGTAGGTTAGAGAGGCTTGCCATGTGCCAAGAATAGCAGCAAGTTGAACCTTGCGCTTCAGAGTCTCTGGGGTGTCGTCTGCACGAACAATAACTTCTGTAAGATTGCAGAACTCACGATCACGAAGAATAATCTCCGAGCAAGGATTGGTTCCAAACTCATAGGATGGATCACGACGATCTCCCAACTTTGCCACAGTCTTCTGTGCGGCTGAACGATTGAAGATTCCACGCTCTCCACTCTTAGACTTGTAGAGGGAAACCCACTCGTCCATGAACACGCCGATCTCTGGCTTCTCCTTGTAAGCCACAGAGTTGTTCGCTAAAGCCCGTTGTGGATTTGCTTCCCACCATGCTCCTGTCTTTGCCTCACGCATCCGCTCATCTGTGAGATTCGATAGGCTAATAAGAGCAGATCGACGGACTCCTCCGACCACGACAATTTCTGCAATTTTGCATACGATGTCGTGACATTCGATTGATGTAAGTTTGCGTCCTGCCGCTCTCTTAAAAGTATCACAGGTGAATCGGAAAAGATCTTCAAGAGGCTTTGGTCCAGAGGCTCTCCCGCCAAATGTCTTAAGTCTTGCCCCAGCAGGTCGTACCTTAGATAAGTCCCATTTTGGTATCTGACCTCCAATGAGTAGGGAGACAAGTTCCTTGTAAGCCTTAGCCCAACCAGCCTTGGAATCCTGTACGATAATTGTCGTATCCGAATCAGTAAATGCTTCAGCGATTGTAGGAAGTTTTTCAACATATTGACGCTCCACAGAAAAGCCTACACCTGTTCCGCACATGAGAATATAGAGAATCTCATCAAATGCACGAACACGGTTTACGGCAACATATGAACAGTTGTAGCCAGCAGTGTTGTCACGCTTCAGTGCCTCTCCTGCCGTCATCAGAGCACGCATGGAAGGCATGATCTCAAGGTTGAGGACAGCCTGTTCCAGTTCTTGACGAACTGCTGGTGAAATCTTGTGCTTCTGATTCTCCTGGAGATGCTCTTCAAAGAAATCAAAATAACGCTTCACAGTTTCATCCCAGTGTTCCCGTCTTCCCTCTTTTTCAAGCCAACGGGAATAGCGAGAGAGGTGAATGAAATCCTGATAAAGGGTAGGTAAATTCTTTGACATAAAGTACTCCAATGTATGTGCGGACAGATATCTATCGTCCAAATTGTTGTTCGGATTCAACTCCGAGATAATAATGATTAGTTGGTTTGGGTTAGTGCGATCCAAGATTTTGGGAAAATATCAGAAATGATATTGCCAACAGCCCTAGCATATTCTTGTATTTCCCATTGGGCATGAGGATCGGTTCTTTGTCCATAGAACCGTGCATAAGCCGCCAGAGAGCCTGTCCACCACCATTCGGTGTAGACTCCCTGTGGAAGGATAAACCGTGCCTGTTCGGGTGCTACGCCCTTCTCTAGGAGTGTGTTGTATGCAGAAAGACACTGCTCGACAGCAAGGCTGTATAGAATATTGCAAGAATTCCATTGGTCCCCATATTCCATAAATGTTTCAGAGCCTTGCTTCGCTCCATTTGTGGGTTTGGTTCTCCACCGTGGATGGTATATGTCAGGCTCATAAGAAACATATCTGCGTGAGATTTCATTCTCTACGAAACCTTGCTTGTGCTTGAAAAACTGTGTACGAATAGAAATAGGAGCCTTGATCCGCAGGGTAATCTGCGGATGGGCAAATGGGGTCCAGTGGTTGTGCTTTGCCAAATACTGGAGCAATTTTTCATCACGATCTGTGAACTCGTTTGCTTCTTTGTTGAAAGAGACACGGGCTGCATTCACCACCGTAAGGTCATCGCCCATATGGTCTACAAGTTCAACAAAACCTTCATTCAGAACTTCTATCTTCATCTTCTTTGTCCTTCACATAGTAAAAAGAAACACCATCCACTTCAGTCCAATCCTTTGCATAATCAACCGCTCTCTTCCAAAGATCTGGATCCATCTCTTTCACATATTCTGCAAACTTGAATCCAAACTCTATGATGGCAGTTGTAGTTAGGCGGGCTTTTTCCTCTTCATTCATGTGACTAAACCTTCTTCCAATAGTTGAGTTTTAGTTTTGCCTCAATTCCACGACAGACACATTCATCAATAAGATGAGCAATTTCATCTCCTGTTCGACCAGCAAGAACCATGTCGTTTATGTCTTTTTCTTGAATATCCTCTTTCCAAATGCAAACCGATACTCCACTCTCAATAAACCTTTCCATGAGAGAGACTATTTCAGCATTTCTTGGTTCATTATCCAATACAACAACAACATCCGAAGATGCAATCTTTGGGTGAAGATTTACACCCGATGCTCCAACCATCGCCACACAATTAGGTAAAAATAGAGAATCAATCGGTCCTTCAACAACATAAACACGCTTTGAAGAATCACAGTCTCCTATACCATACCACAAGCGATCAATGGCTTTGTCTGCCTTGATTGTCATGTATCTGATATCTCTATCACTCTTGACCTCCAAGAGTCTTCCCTGAGCACCAATAGTATTTCCACCCATGTCAAAAAATGGAATGACGATTCTTGCCTCTTTCTTCTTTAAATCTAGTGTTTCATCTAGAGACATTGCATACTTTGCAAAGTCATCTGTATAATACAATCTGTTCCATCTTTCCTTTGGAATCTTGCGTTTCTTGCAAAAGAGGACAGCAGGATGATCGGAAGACATATCCGATACCTTCTGCAACTCACCAGGTTTGACAAACACTGGAGAAGGAACAGACAGATCTGGCTTTTGATAATTAGAATGACCAGACTCTCCGTTCTTCCAACGCTCTAGAGCATATTCCTTTGCATAGGATGGAGCAACTTGAGACAAGAAGTTGTAAAGCGTAGTGGAAAATCCACAATTGTGGCACATATAGAAGAAGTCTCCCTTCTTCTGAAAGAAAAATCCCCGTGCCTTACGCTTATTCTTGCTTGAATCTCCACAAACTGGACAAGAACAATTTGCTAGTGTAGCCTTCTTCCACTTGAAATTGCGGAGTTGAGAACTAACAAGGTCAATGTATTTCTTGTCGATATAGGTTGACATTTACTTCCTCTTCTTGAAATCTTCCTTGTGATACAGGTCATCTGTTGGTTGGTCGTGACCAAACCATTTGTTTCCCCAATCTTCCCATTCCTTTAGTTCTGCATCAATAATTACGCTCTTAATCTTCTTCTCTTCTTTCTTCTCTTCTGGCATATTGCCTCCTTTATACTTTCCAACCTTTGAACTTTGAATCCTTATTAAACTCGGGCTTTCTTCCAACAGAAGGCTTGAAAGCCTTTACTGGTGCTTGAGGTGCTGGTGTTGTGTCCACCAAATCCTTCTGTGCTGATTCTTCAACATCAAACAGTTTCATCTTTGCTCGGTTGATTCCAACTACAAATCGCTTGTTTGATGCAATATCGTTGTAGCGGTTCTTCAACTGTTTTACAAGCACCTGATTGAGTTTATCCATCTCTTCAGTTGCAATGATGGCAAACATAAAATCAGCAGTTGCAGGAAGACCAAACGATTCTGATGTGTCTTCAAGACCAACATCAGTATTAGTGAAGCCTGTTCGGTTCGTCTGTGTTGCAGAGAATATAGGAACACTCTGCTCTACAGCCAAGCCACGCAACTCCTCTGCAATAGACTTGATATACGAATACGAACCAACAGAACCTGTCATCTTTATACGAGCAGATGCACAAATATTAAGATAGTCGATAAAGATAACATCGGGCTTGAATCGCTTTTTTAGTTTCAGTTCTTCAAGCAAGATACGAAAGTGATTAACATTAGCCGATGCAGTTGGATACTCTTTGACAATGAGTTTACCCTGTGTCTTCTGTCGGATTCTATCCATCTTCTTGTCATAGACATCCTTTGGGAGGGACTTCAGGTCATCTAGACTGGTGTCCATGAGATTCGCATCAATACGCTCTGCAATACGCTCCTCTGCCATCTCACAGGTGATATACAGAACACTCTTGCCCAATGACAGGCAGTTTGCAGCATGGTGGCACATGAACAACGACTTACCAACACCAGTTCCTGCAAGGATAATATTCAGCGTCTTTTGTGGGACGCCACCATTCGTAATGGTGTTGAAGTATTCAAGGTCGAAGGGGATTCTTGACTCTTTCTTGTGGTAGAAATCGTATCGTGAATCGGAGTCTTCGATGTAATCGTGTCCGATGTGCGTGTCGAAGGATACTGCAAGTGCCTTTGAGAGGATATCAGGAAGTGCAGCGGCAGTTTTGTTCTTGGACTTACCTTCGATGATATGAATTGATTCAAGGACGGCGTTGTATAGGCTTCGGTCTTTGCAGAACTTTTCTGTTTCGTTGACGAGCCAATCTTGATTTTGCTTTTCATCTGATAGTGCCTCCACGATCTCACGGCACTTCTTGAACTGCTCTTCCGTAAGGATCTTGCTTTCTTTGACTAGAATTCCTACTGCCTCTTTGGTAGGCAGGGCTGAATATTTCCCGATGAATTCGGAGATTGCACCAAAGACAATCTTTTCGTTAGAGTCTTGAAAATAGTCTGTTGCAATGAAGGGCAATACCTTTCTGGCATACTCTTCATTATACAGAAGTCCTTCCAAGATTATTGTTTCTATTCGCTTCATTTGCTACTTTCACTAATCCAGAACGAACAAGTCTTTCAGAAATAAACGATACGAAGTTTCTCAACTCATCTGTGAGTGGGACTCCATTTGGATTTTTGATTATCTCGTAGTCAAAATAGAGTCTGCCACCTAAAGGTCTATCTTCAAACTTGAAGACAGTGTACCGATATTCGATTCCTTCGAATATACTACCTCTCATACGGATAGCATACCCGAAGGAATCGTTCGGCACAATATCAAAGTCTAAAGTTTCCTTTTCAAGGCAATCCATTTTATGCCTCTTCGTTCAGAAGAACCTTCTCTGTGGTTTCTCCTTCTTCCGAAAGCCCACCACCGTACTTGAACTCTTTTGCGACTGCTTCTTCAAGTCGCTTCATCACATCTGTAGTAAAGTACTTCTCTGGATTCTCGTTGATATTCTTCTCAAATGCAGTCTTGCCATCTGGTAGTTCAATTCTGGTTGAAACCTTCTTGAAAATACCATACTTTAGAGCAACATCAAGAAGCCCATAGTACTTGTTCAAGCCACTATCATAATTCAACTGAACATCAATCTGCTGATTCTCTTTGGTCAAACGAGACTTGTACAGTTTGCAATGGATGATGTTTCCTACAACATCCCCTTCTGCATTCTTGTCTTTCTTTTTACTCAAGTATACGATTGTTGATGCAGCGTATTTCAAACCGTCACCACCACTCATCTCTCTTGTAGGAACATAAGCACCAATAACGCTATAAGTATGGTTTGTCATAATCATAGGAATATTGGCTTTTCCTAACTTGAGAGTAAGAGTACGGAAAGTGGAACGGATAGCCTGTGAACGGGTCATATCACGAACCTCTTTACCCTCACTGGTGTCACGCATCTCTTTACTTGTTGAAAGCATACCAAGCGAGTCAAGTACAATCATTACAGGCTTTCGCTTTTCTACAGGCTCTTCAAGAATCTTATCTACGATAGAAATAGCCTGATGGCGGAAATCTTCAATTGTAGCAACAGGGAATACCGCAACACGCTTTGGGTCCACTCCACGGGAGTGGAACATCTCTGATGTAACGGCTTGCTCTGAATCAAAGTAGAGAACAACACCTTCTTTATTGTCTTGCAAGAACTTTGACACAATTCCGATTGCAAAGTATGTTTTGCCTGTTGCAGACTCTCCTGCAAGAGCAAGAATTTTGTTGCTTGCAATCCCACCATAAAGACTACCCGAAAGCAATGCATTGAGTGCATAACTTCCCGTGTCAACAAAACCATTGACATCTGCTTCTACTCCCTCTTCAACAACGCTTGCATACTTGTTTCCTGAATTCTTAATTATTGAGTCCAAGTACCCCATTGTCTACCTCTTTCTTCATTCTTTCTAATGCCACAATTATACTGTTGTTGAACTCCATTCCTTCAAGGATGGTATTTACATGAGACATCCCAAAGGACTTAGACTTCAATACGACTTGGTATTGATTATTGATATGCTTTTTCTTCTCTTCTAGAAGATCAAGCAAGTAGTCTATTTGTTCATTATTCATTCTGTGGACAACCGAAGTTTGCTGCCAAGCGCAGCCATATCAGCACCACCAATAATATCTCCAGCATCAGGTGCAATAATCTTGGAGAAAGCCTTCTCGTATTCTGCCTTCAGACGCTTTTGAGGAAGAACAGTGAAAGCAACAATCTTCTCTGGAATATGAATTCCATCTTCTGGTGCATCTGCATATGCAAGCCAAGGAAGCATTGAGAGATTCTGTAGACTCACTGGCACAAGAAGCAGAGCATCCTTGATGAACCAGCCCCCGTCTTCAGCCGCATCGGCCTTGCAAATAATCTCTTCACCTGTAGTCAAACGAACAATACGAACATTATCTTTAGCCATAGTATTTCCTTTCATGGTATTACTGTATGTAGTCGGGATCAGCCAAAGAGAGACTCAAGGCTGTTTGTTTTTTCTGTCTGCCAACCCAAGCAATCCAATATTGCCTTCAGAGGCTCAAGATATGCCTTTTCAAATTGGGTGTCATGGTCAATGTATTTCTGCAATTGTAATTCGGAAGGGATAGTGCTGACAAATGCCAGAACATTCTCACCCAATGGGTTTGGTTTCTTTAGATAGCAATACTTGATCTTGTCGCCTTCGTTGATGACAGGATACTTCTTGTCTATCTTTAGTCTACGCAAGTGGTGATTGTATAGCAGAGAACCACGAACCGCAATAGGAGTGGACTTTCGATAGATTGTTGTTGGTTCGTGATACTCTTTCAAACCATTGCAAGAACGGGGGAAACTGATTTCCTCTGCCTTTAGTGTCTTGAACCGCTTCTTGAAGTCAGCAATATATCCAATGATATCGTCTTGTGTCCCGTTCATTATGATAGAAATACTCTCCGTGAGCGCATCACGGACAACACGGGGAGTCGAAGAGCGAGTGGTTTCAATACCCATGATCTTCATTTCAGGAGTCTTCAGAAGAACCCCGTCCTCTCCAATCATAACATTCAGCATATACCGCTTCTTCGCAGTCCAAATGCCTTTGTTTGCAATAGCCTCACGCTTCATGTGCATCTTGTTTTCATATGCATTCATCTTGCGGGAGAGTTCATCGTATTTCTTATCAATGAATGGCTGTATCAGTTCAGAGGAAACCCGCTCCAGATACTTTGCAATCTTTGCATTATCTGTTTCTGTTGGCATGACTCGCTGAACAAGATTGTCCAATCGGAGATAAATGGAATCCGTATCACTTGCGATAACATAGTCATAGTCTTCGGTCTTGAATGAAGAATTGAGAAAACTGTTCAACTGCTCTTCAATCCAACGAATAGACAACTGACCTGATACGGTGATCGCTTCTGCAAGATCCAAATCATAATAACGGAAGTATTCGTTGCCCACAGCACCGAATGCAGAATTCAACTGAATCTTACGAACCAACTGAAAGTTATGATACTTGGAGATTTCATTCTCCAATTGACGCTTGTCCAACTTTGAGAGAGAATCTTTCTGTTCCTTCAGTCTACGCTTGGACTCAAGCATCTTCTGCTTGTAGACCTTGCGCTCCTGATACATCGTATCCATAAGGGCAGGAAGGAACCCACGAACACCCTTCACAAAAGAAACCCCGTTGGCAGCAGTGCTGTGTTCATCTGTTTCGTATGCTCCAGACTTCAGGGAAGCCAATAGATCCTCTACAGGAATCCTGCGCTTTGACTTCCCTTTCACCTTTGTCTCTGGTGAAATGTTGTACTGCATGATAAGATGGGGATACAGCGAATCCAAATCAAAAGACACCACCCACTTGTGCATACCAACAAGAGGATCTTTAACATAAGCACCAGCAAACTGCTCGGACTTGTCTCCCTCTTTCTTTGGAGGAATGGCAATCTTCTGTTCATTCAGATGGTGATAGATGATCGAATCCCAAGTTCGAACCTGTGAGAAGACATCAGAGAAATTGACCTTTGCAGAATAGGCAAGAGCCACGGCGAGTTCAAGGAGTTTCAGTTTCTCCTCAAGCCTCTGTACAAGGTGAACATCCTTGATATTGTACTCAAGAAATGCCTGGAAATTCTGCTTGTAGAAATCGGACATCTTATCGTATTCTGCATACGATGCCTTGCGTTCGCCCAACTCTACAAATGCAATGTTATCCAACTTGTAGGACTCCTGATTGACAAATGTAAACTTGCGATATAGGTCAAGATAGTCTAGCGAAGAGATTCCCACAATATCAAAGACTTCGTACATCTTTCCCTTCATGGAAACATTACGGGTCTTTACATCATTCCACGGAGACAGACGCTTCACACCGTCTTCTCCAATAAGTCTTCCTATTCTGTTTACAAGATAGGGAATGTCGAAGAGTTGAGTGTTCCATCCCGTCACAATATCATAATCTTCGGCTCTCCACAACTCAATGAAAGCCTGTAGCAATTCTTCTTCATTGTCATATTCATACACTTTGGCATTTGGCTGTGGTGAAACAGCCTTACCCAAGACAAGAGAGTGGTAAATCCCACCACAGCCAAGAGTTATGACTATGACTCGCTCTTCTGCCCTGTTTGGATCGGGAAAGCCGTTCTCACATTCTGTTTCAATATCCAAATAACAGACTTTCAAATCAGAGAAATCATACTCAATCTCCTGATAGTTCTCTGCAATGAATTGAGCAATATAATCAGTGTTTCCATAAACACTCAACCCACCAACATCTTTGTATTGGTCGATGAATGCTCTGCAATCCAAGATTGTGCCTGGTTGCATAGGCTCAACAGAAATACCGTCGAGTGTTTTCCACTCGCTCGGCTTGTTTGCTTTCAAAAAGATGGTTGGTCGAAAGTCTGGATTCGCATAGTGAACCCTTTGCTTTCGACCACCAATGCTCTTGTAGCCACGAAATAGAATTCGGTTTCCACGAATCCCGATGCTTGTGTATTGATCCACTCTATTCCTTTCACTCTTCTACAACAACGGCAATCCACGACTCATGGATAATATGCATACCGTCTACTTCATTCCCTGTGAACTTCTTTGAGTCCCAGTATACCACATCTCCTACATTCAGTCTCTCTTCAATACCAGGACCGACCATCTTTATCACACTCTTAACATATTGTCCTGTGCTGTCTCTTTCAGAATAGATAATACCAGCATCAGTGGTCTTCTCTTTCTTTGCTTTATCTGTAGTAACTGCGATCCACCTACCCAAGGGTTGAAATTCAGACTTCTTTTTCATTGCATGATCTCCTGTAGACTCATTGGAATATTTTCTGCGATTCTTTCTTCAGATAATTTGATATAGTCGGGATTCAATTCTAAACCAATATAGTGCCTTCCTTCTTTCAAGGCAACAACACCAGTAGTTGCAGATCCATTGAATGGATCAAGAACAGTACAAGGAACAGACTTGATTCCTTCTTTCTTCAAAGAACAAGTGCAACTAGGTTGCCATCCCTCTTGAACGGGATTCACACCCCAATGCAAAAGCGTATAACCCTTTCGCTTTAGTTCTCCTCTGCGACCGTTGGAAATAGGAACTTCTTCCCAATTCTCTGCGTGTTTCTCCCCTTCAACTGAAATACGGTAGTCACCACCATTCTCCTCAAGCCATTGCACCAGAGCAGAATCTTCGGGAGTCAACATGATTCCCTTTCGTTCAATTGCTTCAATGGGCTTCAGTGCTTCTGTAGGATTGCTTGTCTGTCTTTCAAAGGGAGAACCGCAATGTGAGCAGCAGCCTCCTTCGCTTGTTCCTGCACGAATGCAAGGACGAACGAGATCTTCTGGATACACAGCAAAGTGTGCGCCTTTGTATCCTTTGGTATTGACAGTCCAAACAGACCGCTTGTTCTTCATGGGATTCTCTTCCCATTCCTTGCCCTTCAAACCATGATGCTTCAACTTTGGATCTGTTGTCCCTTCACGCATCTCCGAGCGATCACGGGTTCCCCAATTCTGGGCTGGTTCCTTGATTGCATCGTGGTCATAGTAATAATGGGGCTTCTTTGAGAACATAAAGATGTACTCATGTGCACGGGTACAACGGTCTTGCACAGATTCAGGCATCGGATTGGGCTTTGACCAGATGATGTCTTGACGCAGCCACCACCCGTCTGCTTGCAGAGCAAGAGCCACACGCCAAGGAATTCCAATAAGATCCTTGTGCTTCAATCCCTTCTGATCCCTACGATTGCTTGGAATAAAATCACTAGGCATCCCACGCTGCCCACCGATTGTCTGTGGAGGAGGAGCAACATTCTTCTGTGCCATGTAAGAATCGCCAAGATTGAGCCATAGAGTTCCATCAGGACGCAGGACACGGCGTACCTCACGGAAAACCTCGACCATCTTCTCCACATAGTCTTCTACAGTCTCCTCTTGACCGATTTCATCTTCTCCTCCATTGTAATTTCGGAGTCCAAAGTACGGAGGAGAAGTAACACAGGTATGAACGCTGTTTTCAGGCAGCGTCTTTAGAGACTTGATGCAATCACCCTGAATGATTTGGTATCGTGTGTCTTTCATAGCCAAAGTATAACTCTTTCTGTCTACAAGTCAAGAAGTCTGTAGGCATTTTGCCTCAAACAACAGGTGGTCTAGATCCTCATCAGAAAATCCATGCTCATGCTTAAAATGATTTGTGATTGGGGATACATCTAATCCTAACTCTAGAAAACCAATGTAGTAATTTTTAATTTTATCTTCATAGAATAGACGATAAGGAACACCACGGGGTCTTCGGAACCGATGTGACCATCGAAGAAAAGGCAAACACATCACCTTTGCTCCTTTCTTCCTAAATTTCTCATGTATGTACCACTCTTCTCCACCAAAGCCACGGAAGTTTTTATTGAATCCTACCCATGCCTCTCGTCTACATGAAAACAAACCCATGCCTTGCATTGGAATTTCAAATGGTTTATCAGATGGATTCTGTCCTCTCTCATCTGCTGCCCATATTCCATACATTTGATTTCTCCACCTTGGCTCCATATGAGTCCAAACTGTTGCTCTGTTTGGTTCTTCCGATAGAAGAGGTCCATGCAAAAGGTCTTCTGTGTTCTCATTGCACTGATAGTACATCAATAGTTTTGTTAGTGCGCCAGGTTCAATAAAAACATGAGAATCCATGCAGAGAACAAATGGAGTCTCTGCACTTTCAAAAATCAACCCCTTGACAGTTGTTGCTTGGTATTGGTTAAAAGGAAGATAAGTTATTCCTAATTGCTTACAGTATTCTTCTGTTTCTTTACCCTGTCTGCTATCAGGGTTGTTGTCTAATACCATAATTTTCACATATGGCATTGCATCTTTGTGATACATCAAGAGTGCTTGTGTGCTGAAAAAAACACCATCAAAATCATCATAGCAAGGCATACCAACTGTTAGTAGTGCCTTTTCTGAAAAAGAATGGCTCTTTTGTGTTTGACAACAAGGAGATTGTCTCCCACAGCAACTCACTTCTTTTCAGACTTTCCTTTAGTAAAGGCAGAAAACAATACACAGTAATTTATAATGTCAATTATTGCGTCTTCATAACTCTCATTGTCTACAGTTAGTTTTCCAGCAGAACTAAATGTAGAAAGACGAGACAACTTGTCTGTCAATCGAACAAGAAATCCTGCTTCTGTAGAGCAAATTCCCATTGCTTCGCATCTTTCAAAATTAGCGAATGGTGTTTCTCCGCTGTTGCCAGCATAATCGTGATTCTTTTTCTTCATTAGTTCAAGAGCAGAAGTGCACAATTGCTGATGGTGTTGAAACAATTCTTGTCTGTTCATAGTAAAATCCTCAAATGGTTGACTTTAAACTGTCTGTTCCTGTAGAACCAAATCCTCCAACACGATCTGTCTTTGTCTTTGGTCTTTCATCTATGTAGCCAATAGAGCATTGGTTGCTCAAAACTAATTCTGCTTGCGCTATTCTGTCTCCATGCTTTATTATCAATTCTTTTTCGGAATGGTTTATAACAGGAATAAACAATTCTTCGACATAATCAGAATCAACAACACCTACACTGTTACAAAGACCCAATCCTTGCTTTACCGAAAGCCCTGAACGGGGATATACCTTTACACAATGATTTTGTGGTATATCCAAGATCATTCCTGTTGGAACAAGTACTCTTGCCTTTGGAGGGATTTTTATCCAAATTCCACTATCATCATTAACGCAAATAAAGATAACAGGTTCATTGTTTCCATAGAATCCCTTTATAGAGGGTCGATCTGCTAGACAGGCAGATAGATCAAAACAGGCAGAACTCTGCGTTCCATATCCTATTTCTGGTGTGAGGCCACTCAATTTAAAAACACGAAGATCCATAATATATCCTTTCTAAATTAGATCACGACATTATCTCATACTTTCTCTCTGATGTCAATAGTCCTTGAGAGACAAGGTAATTCATACCAGCGATTGTTGTCTCGTCGTTTGTCCAAATCTCTTGTGCTGCTTGTGCCAATTGCATAAAATCAGCCACGGTGTCATCTGTTTTAGCAGCATTTCGAAATGCTGATCTCTCTTGAGGAGTGAAACGAAGAAGAAATTCATAAGAGGTATATGTCTTTGGTTCTGGTAGAAGTTCCTCTGCTGTTTTATCTCTTTTACTCCAAGACCGAACAACAGTGTTTCCTTGTAGAGCAACGCTTTCTTCTAATATTTCCAAAGAAGGGTCATAATTAGGCAAAGAACCATCAACAACAGGATAGTAGTACTGTGCTTTAGGATTGCCACTAGCAACAGCAGACTGATACCAAGCATCGTCAAGGTCAATTATGTTTTGTACCAAACCTCCTACAACTAGTGCATACTTGCTCATCCGTATCTCCTTGGATGTGTTTCTGTTATTCCTGTTTGCGGATGACCAGAGTATAGAGGAGAAATGAATGTCAATCCGCTTACAGGCAATGAGGTGAATGTTGTTCCACTCTCTGGGGAGAGTGTGTAGTCTCCAACAACAGTATTTAGATCACGAACAAGCGGAGCGTAAAATGCCAAATTCTGCGGTCTTATTCTGTCTGCTGGAACACCGGAGTAGAGAGACTGTATCTCTTGAGCCGATAGCGTTGCACCCCAAAGAGCAACCTCGGCAATATATCCCTTGAAATTGTTTTCGCATCCTGCCATTCCCCCAGCAGAAGAAGAAGAAACCTTTAGCCCACCTATAGTTGTTCGATTGAATGTGTTTCCAGCCAATTCTGGAGTATTTGCGACAGGAACTGTGACCGTAGTGTTGCTGAGCACTCCATTAACATACAACTGTAGAGTTCTTGCATTTCCTGTGGTGATACCAACAAGCCCAACAAGATGAACCCACTGACCTGTCTGTAGTGATCCTCCACCAGTTGGACCATACCATGCAGACACACCAGCAATAGTGCTTGTTGAATTTTGGGTATTGGCTCTTCTGAAGCGAACTCTTGGTCTAAAAACAATCGCACCTGGTGGAGTGCTATTAGCCCCAACAAATCCCAATTCATAAAAGAAATATTGTGCTGTAATACTTGGAGCACTATTTGGCTCAAAATTCACGGTAATAACAGAACCAAATGAAGTAGAAATAAAGCCGTCTGGCATTACCCAACAAGACATTGTCAATGGTGCACCAGTAACAACTCCTATTCCCCCTGTCGCAGATATTCTATTTGTTGCTAGTGTATTAATAGTACCCTCATAGCCTTGAACTCTGTCCTTTTGTTTAACAGATATTCTAGACCTTATAGGATTTGCTGTTGTTCCTGCAACACCTGTTGATTGATCTCCCCAAGGACCACTAAAATAGTAGGACATCAGGTGTTCCTCAATTCTGTTGCTATGAGTTCTGCGTCTCCTATTGCCGTATCATTCACAGCATCTGCTGCATTTCTTGTTATCTTTAGTCTATATGCATCACCTTGGGTCAGTCCCGATGGAACTCCTATGGTTGTTCCTACTACTCGAACAAATCCAAGTGTATTTCCAAGCACACCATTGAATGTTGTTCCTGTAGTAAATGCGTCTGAAGAGAATCCGCTTACTCCTGACATTCTTTCCATTTGAGCAAGCCATGCAACCGTAGAGCCAGTTGCAGTTGTTGCAGAGAAATGCAAGTACAGCCATAAACTTGAAGAAATTGCGAAGTTGCTGGGAACTATTCCAGAGAATACAGTTGATTCTGCGACCGTTGCATCAAAATCCAACACTGGAACAGAATTTCTTGTGTCAATTGTTGCATAATTGGTTGAAGGGGGCTGCGAATCCAAAGCATTGAATATTCCGATTGTTTGTGTTGGTGTCAACAAATTAGAAATACTCACTATGCCTGTCTGTCCGTTTATAGAAATAACATAGTCTCCAACAGGACCCGTGACTCCAGTGGCTCCTGTTACTCCTTGAATACCTTGAGATCCTGTAGCACC